TGTAATACAATATCAGAAAATTGCAATTCTGAAGGTTCTGGGGTATCAGTAGCATCAGGCATTTATTTTGCAAGAGGGTCTTTTGTAAGAGTATCAGAACAAACTATTTTACTTGATCAATATTCAATTCTACCATCATATAAAATTGGATTTGATGTTATTGAGAAAATAGTAACTTCCGATGAGGATCCTAGCTTATTTGACAACGCACAGGGATTTTCCAATTATGCTGCTCCAGGAGCAGACAGGTTTCAAATTACCTTAGAACTTTCAAAAAGAAATCTTGATGATTTAGATACTGATAATTTTATTGAAATATTAAGAGTTGACAATGGAGTACCTCAATATTTCAATAAAAATTCTCAGTATAATCTAATTAGAGATGAGTTGGCAAGGAGAACTTTCGATGAATCTGGAAACTATTTTGTATCTCCTTTTAGTTTATTTGTTAGAGACAGTTTAAATGATAGAGTTTTAAATAACGGAATATATTTTAAAGATCAAAAAACTATAAATGGTAATAATCCTTCAGAAGATTTGATGATATATCAAATTGGTCCAGGAAAAGCTTATGTAAATGGATATGATGTTGAAACAATTGCACCAAGACTTCTAGATGTATCAAAACCAAGAACTACAGAAACTGCAGAGAATCAAGTTATATCATACAATGCGGGAAGTTTAATCGTAGTTAATAATTGTTATGGCGCTCCTTCAATCGGAATTGGTACTGATGCAACAGTTAGCTTAATGGATTCTCGTGTAGGTTCAATTGCGTCTGAACCTACAGGAACATCTACTACCATTGGGGTGGCAAGAGTGTATGATTTTGTTCCCGAGAGTGACTATATTAATGATGCAAGTAGATTGAATCTTAGATTATTTGACATTCAAACTTTTACTAAAATTGGATTAACAACCTCCTTTTCATCACCTCTTACTGTTCCTTGCTTTATTGAAGGCAAAAGAAGTAAGGCAACAGGTTATTTAAAATTTAATGTTTCCCCTGGAAATAATGTTTTAACTTTATATGAAACTACTGGAAACTTTTTAGAGAATGAACAAGTTATAATTAATGGTATTGATGATGGAAGGTTGATTAACTCTGTAGTAGATTATTCCACATCAGATATCAAATCAATTTATTCTAAATCAGGAATATCAACATTCAATGCAGACTTAGCATTAACAAAAAGATCTTATATTGCAAAACCAGGAACTACTTTTAATATTAACAATGGAGTTGTTTCTGGAGGATTTGGTAATGTTTTCACAAATATTTTAAAAGTTGGTGATATAGTTTCATATGCTAGTAATAATTCCAGTGGAGATCCTGTATATAATAGAGTTGAGTCAGTAAGTCTTGGTGGAACTAGTTTTACAGTTTCCGGAATTACCACTGTTCCTGGAGTATGTGATGGAAAATTAGAATCAGGTTCTTTCCAAGTCACAAATGTTATTAAGGTAGAACCATCCATCAATATACAAGATTCATCTTTATTGACGAGATTGGGTGCTGATAATGTTTCCTCAATTAATTTAGAAGGAAATGAAATAACCCAAAGACGTTCATTTAATATTTCATCTTTTTCTGGTTCCAAAATCACAATAAATATTGATCCTTCAGATGTCGATATTTATTTTGATTCTTTTGATGAGGATAAGTTTCTAATAACTTATGATGATGGTTCAATTGAAAGAATGAGATCCGACAAGTACAATCTTCTTGCAAATGGAAAAACTTTAGAATTTGTAGGTCTCAGTACTTCTTCTGGAATAAACGCTAAAGTAATAGCTACTGTTAAGAACATTAATGCAAACTCAAAAAGTAAAAAATTAAATAAAGTTTCTTCTATTATAGTTTCTAATTCCAAGATTACATCATCTGGGATTGGAACTACTACATTAAATGATGGATTAACATATAGTAGGGTTTATGGTACAAGAGTACAAGATAAACAAATTAGTTTAAATGTACCTGATGTAGTCAGAGTTCTTGCGGTTTATGAATCATCCAATACTCTAAACCCAAGTCTTCCAACACTACAGATTAGTGGAAATGCGTTTGGAAATCAAAAATATGTAATTGGAGAGCAAATTGAAGGTAAAACTTCAGGGGCAGCAGCAATCATAACTTCAAAAATTGGTAGTGATAAAATAGAATATACTTATCTAAATACAATCCAGTTTACTATAGATGAAGTAGTTGTAGGACAAGATTCACTAGAAGAATCTATCATAGTGAATAAAACTATTGGTGATAAAAATATCACTCAAAATTTTATATTTGATGATGGACAAAGAGATTCTTTTTATGATTTTTCAAGAATTATTAGAAAAAATAACATAGAAGAACCAAAAGGAAAAATAAAAATAATATTCCAAAACTATATTATTGAATCATCAGACACTGGAGAGATTATAACTGCAAATAGTTATAATTCGAATGATTTTAAACATAATATTCTTTCTTATAATGGTTCAAGATTAACAGATTTTATTGATATTAGACCAAGAGTTGCTCCATATACTAGTTCATCAAAATCCCCATTTGAATTTGATTCAAGGAATTTTGCTACTGATGGACAGTATTCAAAGTATATTCTTGCTCCTGGCGAAAATCTAATTCTTTCATATTCATATTATGTGGGTAGAATTGATAGAGTATTTTTAAATAGTGACGGGACTTTTGAGGTTGTTCCAGGAACTCCATCATCAAGCCCACTTCCACCACCACTTAAAAGTAATTCTTTAGACATTGCAACTGTTTTTGTTCCGCCGTATGTATACAATGTAAAAAATATTAACGTTGATATGTCTCAACATAAGAGATATAGAATGTCTGATATTGCATTGCTTGAAGATAGAATACAAAAAGTTGAAAAGTTTACAACACTTTCTATGTTAGAGAGTAAAACTGAAAACTTTACTATCAAAGATGCAGAAACTGGGCTCGATAGATTCAAATGTGGATTTTTTGTGGACAACTTTAGTTCTCATGAATATCATGATTTACAAAATCCTTCATTTAAATCCTGTATTGATACAAGCACAAACACGCTAAGACCCTTACATTATACTACTTCTTTAGATTTACAACTTGGTTCGGAAGCTATTAGTGGTGTTGGTCAAACTTACAATCCTAATGTAGATCAAAGTTATGTTACTGATTTAGGATCACCAAATATTAAAAAAACAGGAGACTTAATAACACTTAATTATGATGAGGTTCTTTATTTTGAACAAATTTATGCAACTAAAACAGAAAGTGTAACTCCATTTTTAGTTAAGTATTGGGAAGGATTCATCACTCTTAATCCTCCTATTGATAGTTGGATAGACGAGAAAGCAGTCACAACAACAAGTTATAAAGAGGTTACAGATAGAGTACAAAGAGCTGATCAAAATATAACAATAACAAATAATGTTACCGTAAACAAAGAGGTGTTTGTAAATAGTCCACCAAATCCACAAACAGGAATTAATTCTTTTGATTGGATCACAAATGCTAGAAATGTATTATCCCCATATAATCAAAAAAATATCAAAGGATTTTTCTCTTTTGGATATGGGGGATTAATTGGTATTACTAACAATATTAAAGGATCTCCAAGCACTTCATCTGGAAATAGAGGATCTTATGGACAAAGTGGTGTATTAAATGGCAATACAATTCATCTTGAAGTATGGAAAGATAGACTTACATCTGCCGGAGCAGATTTAATTAGACGGTTATTGCCATCAGATGTTGCAAGTGATTATATCAATGCTATTGCATCTGATAAACGCAATAATAGATTTTTAATTCAATTTACTCCCGGCCAACCAGCACAAATAACATCATCAACAGAAACTAAAACAACTACGGAAAGTGTTTCTGATACATCTACAATAATAGTTCCCCCAGAAATTATAACAACTGATACTACATCAGAATCAATTTCTAATTATACTGAAGAAATTAGGTATTTAAGAAGTAGAAATATTGAATTCGATGTAAAAGGATTAAGACCACGCACTAGATTTTATAGTTTCTTCCAGGGTATCGATGTTAGTAAATACATAGTACCAAAATTACTTGAAGTTGAAATGATTTCTGGTAAATTCCAAATTGGAGAAACAGTTGAAAGTGATCCACATTTTACCTCTGGTAAAATTAGATTCAGACTATGTAAACCAAATCATAAATCTGGTTCTTATAATGGTTCTGGAAGTCAATTTTCTCAATTTAAATTGAATCCATATACTCAACAAGTAATACAAGAAGATTATAGTGAATCGTCAACATTTTTAAATGTTGACACAAAATCGTTAGAATTACCTTCAGAGACCGAATTCTACGGTCAGATTGGAATGAATATGAAACTAATTGGAAAGACCTCTGGTGCAATTGCAAAAATTAGTAATATTCGTCTTATTTCTGACAATAATGGCAGATTAATTGGATCACTGTTTATACCAGATCCAAATGTTCCAGGAAATCCACAATGGATAAATGGAAAAAATACTTTTACTATAATTGATACTCCAGCATTAGAAAATCTTGGTAAAGTATATAATGAGTTTATTTCAAATACAAGAATTAATGAAAGTTCAGCTCAGGAAGATTTTTCTTCAACGGCGATAACAAATATTACAGAAACTAATATTCTTACAACTAGGAATATAACAATTCTCAGTAGTTATAACGTAAATACAACAAACATTACAAATACCACAACTAATACAACAACTAACACATCAACTTCATCTGGTTCTGGGCAGAATCAAATTAGACAATGGGAAACTCATGATCCTCTCGCGCAATCATTCTACGTTAGAGATACTACGGGAGTTTTTATAACTTCAGTGGACGTTTTCTTTGAAACTAAAGATGATAGTATACCAGTAACTCTTCAAATTAGACCAATGGTTTCTGGAGTTCCAAGTAATATGGTTGTTCCCTTTTCGGAAGTTACTTTATCCCCTGATGATGTAAATCTTTCTGCAGATGGATCAATACCAACTAAATTTACTTTCCCATCTCCAGTATATCTTCCAGGTCCACAACAACTTGAAGTTCGTAATGCTCCAATAGGAAGTCAACAGACTTCAGAATTTGCAATTGTTTTACTTTCCGGAAGTCCTCAGTATAGAGTGTTTATCTCTGAGTTAGGATTTAATGACATACAATCTGGAATAAAAATATCAGCACAACCAACTCTAGGAAGTCTATTTAAATCTCAAAATGGATCAGTTTGGTCTCCTTCACAACTTGAGGATTTAAAATATAAAATTTATAGAGCAAACTTTGTTTCTGATGGTATTGTTAGGTTTTTTAATCCTAAACTTTCTTTAGGAAACAAAAAAGTAACCGTGACCGGAAGTAATCAATTTATGCCTTTATCTAAGAGAATTATCGTTGGTCTTGGTTCTACTGGATATAATAGTACTGGAATAGCAACTGGAGTAACTATTAAACAAGGATCTGCGAGTGGTAAATTGATAGGGATTGCTGGAAGTTTAACTTCAGCAATTATATCTAATGTAGGTACAGGATATAGTAATGGGACATTTACAGGAGTTTCCCTGGAAAGTGAAACTGGATATGGAAATGGTGCCGTGGCAACAATTGGTGTTGTTAATTCAGAAATTTCTACAGTAACCATTACTTCTGGTGGATTGGGGTATCAAGTAGGAGATTCTTTAATCATTCCAGAAAAAGAGTATGGTTTGAATGTTGGATTTGGGGGAAAACTTACTGTTTCAGCAATAACAAACATTAGTAATACATTTGTTATTGATAACGTTCAAGGAAACTTTAGTGTTGGAGTTACTACACTTTCCTATGTTAATTCATCAGGATCAAATGTTTCTACTGGAGCAACAGTAGGAACAATTATTACAGATCCATATTATGATGGATTGCATATGAAGATTAGTCAGATGAATCATTGTATGCATTCTTCCGAAAACTATGTGAGAATTAGTGAAATGAGACCAGTTGGCAATGAAGTCAATTCAAAAACTACTTTACCAATTCTTTCAACTGAAGTTGGGTCAATATCATTAATATCTTCCTCAGGATTTGAAACTTTTGAAGGAGTTTCAGTTGGACCGTTAAATCCTGGATATGTAATTATTGGAAATGAAGTAATTGAATATACTTCAGTAAGTTCAAATACTCTTGTTATATCACAAAGAGGTGTTGATGGAACTCAAGCGCAATCATATGAATCTGGAGTTCCTGTTTACAAGTATGAGTTTAATGGATTTTCTTTGAGAAGAATTAATAAGGTTCATAATTTTGCAGATGTAAATCCCGAAATTCATCCAATTACTTTAAATTCTTATTATATAAAAATTGATCCATCTAATTCTGCAGGAATAGGATCTAATCGTACAAATGATCTATACTTCAAACAAACTTTACAGTTAGGTGATCCTGGAACATTAATTTCTAATAATATTCAATTCGAATCTATCGCACCAAAAGTATCATCTATTATTCCAAGTAAAACCAATATTAATGCTAGAATCAGAACTTTCAGCGGAACTAGTGTCAGTGGTTCTGAAAAATCATTCGTAGATAAGGGATTTAATACAATTCCTTTAAATGGAATATTTTATTTTGATACCCCAAGGTTAATTTGTTCTGAAATTAATGAGGAAAAGTTCATAACTGAGTCTCCTGGAAGTAGGTCATTTACTATGGAATTTTTAATGAATAGTACAGATTCTAGAGTATCTCCCGTTATTGATTTGATTAATGTTAGTGCAGTTGTAACATCTAACTTAATTAATAGTCCTGTTGGAATAAATGATAATGCCGATTATGCGAATGATGATACCGTTAGATCTTTATATGAAGATAAGCATGAAACAATTTATATTTCAAAACCGATAAGTCTAAAAATACCAGCAAATTCTATCAAAGTTCTTTTCTCTGCAAGTCATACAGATCTTAATGATATAAGAGTTTTATATAGAATTTTTAGAGAAGATTCTCCAAATACATCTCAAAATTATGAATTATTCCCTGGATATAGTAATTATCAAATTGATGGGCAAGGAATTAAACGAGTTATTGATAAGTCACAAAATGATGGATCTGCAGACTCAAAAATTAAGTTTTCTTCAGATACAAGTTTTAAAGACTATGAGTATTCTGTAGATGATTTACCAGACTTTACTGCGTTCTCAATTAAAATTGTAATGGCAGGAGAGAATCAAGCAAATCCTCCTCTAATTAAACAATTGAGGGCAATTGCTACAACAAAACCTAAGGTATAAAAATATGGATTATGTTAAAGTAAAGGATAAAGATCACCTACTTCGTGATGTATATTCAAATGGAATAGTAAATAATGATAGTGATGGATATCAAAATTATGTTGAGAATTATAAAAGAGCTTATAATGAAAGCAAAAAAATCAAAGATCTTGAATTTGAAATGAGTGAGATTAAAAATGATCTCCATGAAATAAAAACCTTATTAAGGAGTATGATAAATGAATCCCGATAATGTAACACTAGAAAATATTTCTAAAATGTTTGAATATGAAAAACTTTCAAGAGACATAGATAGTATAGATGATATTGAAATTCTAAGGAATTTTGCAAAATCTTATATAAAATTATATCTTAGTCAACAAGAAGTAATTGCTAATCTTAAACTCTAATGGCACAACCATCTACTAGACAGGAATTAATAGACTATTGTAAAAGAAAACTGGGAGCACCAGTTTTAGAAATTAATGTTGCAGACGAGCAGATAGAAGATCTAGTAGATGATGCGGTTCAATTTTTCCAAGAACGTCACTTCGATGGTGTTTATCCTACTTTTTACAAATATAAAATAACCCAAAGTGATATTGATAGGGGTAGGGCAGGAATAGGCAATAAATCAACTACTTCATCTGGAATTACAACAATAACAGCAACTACAAACATAGTTGGTAGTGCTACTACATTCTCATTTTATGAGAACAGTAATTACTTACAAGTTCCTCCTAATATCATTGGAGTAAATAAGATTTTTACATTTGATGGTACTAATACAATTACACATAATATGTTTAGTGTAAAATATCAGTTATTTTTAAATGATATTTACTATTGGGGAACTACCGAATTACTTTCTTATGCAATGGTTAAAACATACTTAGAAGACTTGGATTTTCTTTTAAATACTCAAAAACAAATAAGATTTAATAAAAGGCAAGATAGACTATACTTGGATATTGATTGGGGATCAGTATCTACTAATAATTACTTTATAATTGATTGTTATTCAACTTTAGATCCCAGTGATTATTCTCGTGTTTGGAATGATTCTTTTTTAAAACAGTATCTTACTGCACTAATAAAAAGACAATGGGGACAAAATATGTCCAAATTTACGGGAGTAAAACTTCCAGGTGGAGTAGAACTAAATGGCAGACAAATGTATGATGATGCTCAAAGAGAAATTGACATTCTAATGGAAAAAATGTCAAGCACATATGAACTTCCTCCATTAGATATGATAGGATAAAAATATGCTTAACCCCTTTTTTCTTCAAGGATCAAAAACGGAACAAGGTCTTATCCAAGATTTAATAAATGAACAACTAAGAATGTATGGTGTTGATGTTTATTACTTACCTAGACAGTATATTACAGAAAAAACTATTATAAGAGAAGTTATAGAATCTGAATTTAATAATGCATATCCAATAGAAGCTTATATTGAAACTTATGAGGGTTACAGTGATAATCCTACTATTTTATCTAAATTTGGTATACAAGCACTTAACGAGATTACATTAACAATATCTAGAGAAAGATTTAAAAATTATATTTCACCATTAATAAAAAATCAACCAAATATCAAAATATATACAAGACCTAGAGAAGGAGATTTAATTTATTTTCCATTTGGAAAACGTTTATTTGAAATTAAGTATGTTGAACATGAAAAACCATTTTATCAACTACAAGGACTTTATACATATCAATTAAGGTGCGAATTATTTCAATATGAAGATGAACTTATCGATACTAGTATTGGCGATATAGATGGAAACATTTCAGATAAAGATCAAGACAACGGAAATGTAGGTAATCTAGTAACTCTTAATATGGTAGGTGCCGCTAGCACTACTACTGCAGTGGCATCAATCGTAAATGGTGGTGTTAGGTTTGTTACCGTAACAAATAGGGGTGGAGGATATACCTCTCCTCCATTTGTTGGATTTACTTCTGCACCTTTTGGAGGTAAAACTGCATCAGCTATTGCAGAAATGATTAGTGGTATTGTTGTTTGTACTGACAATGTAGATCCAAAATCACAGTCCGTCCAAAAGGTTCTTATCACAAATAGCGGGTTTGGTTATACAGTAGCACCAAAAGTTAGATTTATTGGTGGAGGTGGTAATGGTGCCGCGGCTACAGCAACTATTGGTGATGGTATAGTAGGAATAATTACAATTACAAATTCAGGATCTGGATATGTAACATCTCCATCTATTATAATAAGTGGAATATCCTCAGTATCTGCAGCAGCAACTGCAGTAGTTTCTTCTGCAGGGACAATATCATCAATTTACATTACAAATGCTGGATTGGGATACACTCAACCACCAACAATTACAATATCAAATCCTTTATTAAATTCTTTTGGAAATTTTGTTTTCAATGAAACTGTTGTTGGATCTCAAAGTGGAGTTACTGCTAGAGTTAAATCATGGAATTCTACGACTAATGTTTTGAAAGTTTCTAATATAACTGGTTCATTCATTTTAGGAGAAAATATTGTAGGCACTGCTTCAAGTGCTTCGCATTATTTGAAGTCAATCGAAAGTTATGCTACTAGGGATGGATTCTCTGCAAATGATGAAATAGAAACTGAAGCAGATGAAATTATAGATTTTAGTGAAGTAAATCCATTTGGAATGCCTTAGATATAAATATAGTTTAAGAGACTATTGTAGTATAGTAAGTTATCTTTATGTTTGATTATTTCTATCACGAAATTTTAAGAAAAACTATAATTTCGTTCGGATCATTATTTAATAATATTTCAATAAAACATACGAATAATTCAGATGCGGTTGTAAGTGTAATAAAAGTACCCCTTGCTTATGGACCTACTCAAAAATTTCTTGCTAGACTCAATCAATCTCCAGATTTAAGCAAACCAATTCAAATTACATTACCAAGAATGTCGTTTGAATTTACTGGATTAACTTATGATCCTCAGAGAAAATCCACAACCACTCAATCATTTATTACAAAATCTGTCACTGATGGTAGTGATATAAAAAAGGTGTATTTACCTGTACCATATAATATGCAATTTGAGTTGAGTATTATGTCAAAGCTAAATGATGATGCACTTCAAATTGTTGAGCAAATTTTACCCTATTTTCAACCTGCATATACTATGACAGTCGATTTACTTGACACAATTAATGAAAAGAGGGACATTCCTGTTGTTCTTGAAAATATTACAATGCAAGACGATTATGAAGGAGATTTCACCACTAGAAGAGTATTAATATACACACTAAGATTTACTGCAAAAACTTATATATTTGGACCTATTTCTACTGTTACCGATAGTATTATTAAGAAAACATCAATTGGATACATTGCCGGTGATCAAACTACAAGTCCAACTAGAGAAATTGTATATTCAGTTGAACCAAGAGCAACTAAAAATTATACTGGAGTGGTTCTTACTAACATTTCTAAAGATATATCGGAAACAGATACATTAATTGAAGTTAATAACTCTACTTCAATTTCAACTAAATCCTATTTAGATCTTGAAGGGGAAGAAATATATGTAGTTTCAAAATCAGGAAATATTCTTAATGTTCAAAGAGGAAAAGATAATACAATCTCAACACCACATTTAGGTGGTGCTGAGATTAAATCAATTACAATAGAAGATAACTATTTAATTGAAAGTGGAGATAATTTTGGATTTAATGCATTATGAAAATGTCAAAAAAATTCGATAACTTAAATAACACATTTAATGTTAGTGGAGATTTGGTTTCTTCAGAAAATGAAATAGTAATAGAAAAAATAGAGAAAGTTAATTCTGATGTTGATGATATAAAAAAAGATTATGAATATACTAGAGGAAATTTGTATTCTATAATTGAAAAGGGGCAAGAGGCAATAAATGGAATCCTTGAATTAGCTCAAGAAACTGAAATGCCAAGAGCTTACGAAGTTGCAGGTCAATTAATAAAAAATGTAGCCGATGCCACTGAAAAATTAATGGATTTGCAGAAGAAATTGAAAGATATTGAAGAGGAAAAAGTAAAAGGACCAACAACAGTAAATAATGCTCTTTTTGTTGGATCAACTGCAGAGTTAGCAAAGTTGCTTAAGCAACAATCTCAAGAACAATAAATAAATAAAGGTTATTATACACCTATGAGTAAGTTCAAATCCCATAAAACAGTTGAGCAAATTGCAAAGAAACATCGCCTTGATGTTTCTTTCATACAAAAGCAACTTGATATGGGTGAGCCTATTGAACATGAACATACAAAAGATCATAAACTTGCCAGAGATATTGCTCTTCAGCATTTAGACGAAATTCCAGACTATTACACCCGTTTAAAAAAAATGGAGTCCTCTGCAAAAAAAGAACACAAAAAATTTAAAGATGTGAAAGAGGATACAAAGTCTGGGGATAGTAATCTTCGTGATTGGTTTAATAAATCTAGTGGGACAGATCCTAAAACTGGAAGAAAAGTGAAAGGATGGGTTCAGATTGGTGGACCATTTGCTGGTGCTCCCTGTGCTCGCCAACCGGGACAAAAGTCAACTCCAAAATGCGGAAGTTCTAAAATGGCAGCAGATCTATCAGATAAAGAAGAAGATAAAGCATTTAAAAGAAAAAACAGAGAAGATCCAAATCAACCTCAAAAAAAGGGTGCTGCAAAACCAACTAATGTACGGACAGAAGAAATGAACTTGCAAGAAAAGAAAAAAGAAGGTAAAAAAGATGCTTGTTATAATAAAGTAAAGTCCAGATACGACGTTTGGCCTAGTGCTTATGCTTCGGGAGCACTTGTAAAATGTCGCAAAGTTGGTGCTGCAAATTGGGGTACCAAGTCCGAGGCAACTATGCACGAAGAAGAAAGATATTGCCCTTTATGCAATAAAAGGGAAACAAGATCTGAATGTTCTTATGGAGAAAAAGCTTGGGATAAAGTTTCAGTGAAAGATGAAGAATACTCAATGGTTCGTTCTGAACTTTCTGCAATTGAAAATGCCATTGAAAGACTGAAAAGTAAAGTCGGTAAGGGTGAAGGAAACCTTGAGGCATGGGTTCAGTCAAAAATTACAAAAGCGGCGGATTATATTGATACAGCAGCTGATTATATTGCAAGTGGAGAAATGGAGGAATCTTTTGTATTTAAAAAGAGAATAGGTATTCTGAAAGGCAAAGACACTCAAATTGCAAAGTCTAGTGGTGTTGGTGCTTTATCTCCAGAAGCGGCAAGAGAGTTGGGAGATAAAGCAGTAGAATTAAGAAAGAAAAAATTAGCAAAAACAGAACTTCCTAAAATTAACAAAGAAGAAACTTTAGTTGATAAAATTGTAGATGAAATTGTAGTTGAAAAATGTTGGCCTGGTTATAAAAGAAAAAAAGAAACAACAGAATTTTCAAAAGGTTCTTGCGTAAAGGCAGAAAATGTAACTATTGAAGATGCTGATGGAAATACTTTTGCAGAGGTAGTTGATTTAATAAAACCAGAACCAATCAAAGGATTTAAGTCTCAAATAAAAGAAGCGACTCGTCTTCAGGCACAAACTGGAAATGTGATTGCCGTTACTCTTTCTTGGAGAGGAAAATATTATTATATGAAGATGTTCTTCCCCCAAGTTAAGACACCATCAAGAAGAGAAATTAATGATGAACTCCAAAAAGTTTATCCAGGGTCAACGGTTGTTTATCATTCAATTTCAGAAATTCAACCAGGACAACCATTAATTCAGGCATTTGGTCCTCAAGGTGGAAGTTATGCAAAACTTGGACCATCAAAAAATTATGTAAAAACTATGGGAGAAGAAATTGAAATTAATGAAGACTGGCAAAAAGTTAATCGTCAAGATAAAACTGATGGTTTAAGTCAAAAAGCAGTTGATGCATATCGTAGAGAGAATCCAGGTTCAAAACTTCAAACTGCAGTAACAGAAAAAAATCCAAAGGGAGAAAGAGCGGGAAGAAGAAAAAGATTTTGTAGTCGTATGTCAGGTATGAAAAAAAGACTAACCTCAGCAAAAACAGCAAGAGATCCTAATAGTGATATTAACAAAGCACTGCGTCGTTGGAATTGCAGGTAATAATTGAGGATTTATCATGGCAAGTAATGATGTATATCTTGGCAATCCACTATTAAAAAAAGCAAATACAACTCACGAATTTACCGAAGAGCAAATTGTTGAGATTGTAAAGTGCATGAATGACCCAGTTTATTTTGCAAAAAATTATGTTAAAATTGTAACTCTTGATCATGGATTGCAGTCATTTCAACCATATCATTTTCAAGAAAAGTTAATTAGTAATTTCCATAAGCACAGATTTAATATCTGCAAGATGCCCAGACAGACTGGTAAATCTACCACTGTTGTGGCATTTCTTTTACATTATGCAGTTTTTAATGATAATGTCAATATTGGTATCTTGGCAAACAAAGCAGCTACTGCAAGGGAACTATTAGACAGATTACAAACCGCATATGAAAATCTACCAAAGTGGATGCAGCAGGGAATTGTATCTTGGAACAAAGGTTCCTTGGAATTGGAAAATGGAAGTAAAATCCTGGCTGCTTCTACTTCTGCTTCTGCAGTTCGTGGTATGTCATTCAATATCTTATTTTTGGATGAATTTGCATTCGTTCCAAATCACATTGCAGATTCATTCTTTGCATCAGTATATCCAACGATTACTTCTGGCAAACAAACAAAAGTTATAATTGTTTCAACTCCACATGGTATGAATCATTTCTACCGTATGTGGCATGATGCGGAAAAAGGTAAAAATGAATATGTATTTACCGATGTTCACTGGTCTGAAGTTCCAGGTAGAGATGAAGAGTGGAAAAAACAAACTATTGCAAATACTTCAGAATCTCAATTCAAAGTTGAATTTGAATGTGAATTTTTAGGATCGGTAGATACTCTTATTGCACCATCAAAACTTAGGTCTTTAGTGTTCGACATTCCTAAAACAAGTAGTGGTGGATTAGATGTATATGAAGATGTAGTTGATAATCATGATTATTTAATAACTGTCGATGTGGCAAGAGGAGTGGGAAATGATTATTCTGCTTTTACTGTAATTGATATTACTACATTTCCACATCAAGTTGTAGCAAAATATCGTAATAATGAAATAAAACCTATGCTATTTCCTAGCATTATTGTTGATGTTGCAAAAAACTACAATAATGCATATATTTTGTGTGAAGTTAATGATGTAGGGGACCAAGTAGCATCTATTATACATTATGATTTAGAATATAACAATCTTCTTATGTGTTCTATGCGAGGTAGGGCAGGTCAAATAGTTGGGCAAGGATTTTCTGGTAAAAAAACTCAATTGGGAGTAAAGATGTCCAAAACTGTTAAAAAAGTTGGGTGTCTAAATTTAAAAACGATGATTGAAGAAAGTAAATTATTATTTAAAGATTATGACATAATGAGTGAATTGACAACTTTTATTCAAAAACATAACTCTTTTGAAGCTGAGGAAGGGTGTAATGATGATCTTGCAATGTGTCTGGTAATTTATGCTTGGTTAGTCGCTCAAGATTATTTTAAAGAGCTTACTGATCAAGATGTAAGAAAACGATTATATGAGGAACAAAAAAATCAAATTGAACAAGATATGTCTCCATTTGGATTCATTTCGGACGGTTTAGATGATAGTAGTTTTATAGATAAAGATGGGGATCGATGGTTTTTAGATGAATACGGTGACAGTGCTTATATGTGGGAATATCTATCATAATGGATATTGATAAGCAAATAAAACTTGGACATTTACTTTTAAATGATAGGAAATGTAGAACTTGTGGGGAGTTAAAAAATCTAATAGGTGAATTTTATAGAACAAGAAAAGATAGAGGTCCAGTAGCATCTTCTTATTCTTATGAATGTAAAGAATGCACGATAAAAAGAATTATTGAAAGTAAAAAAAATAAATTAACTCATTTGAAGTGGGAATATCCTGATTGGTAAATATTCACGTCTTATTTCCTTCCCCGTAAAGTTAGTTTTTAATAAATAATTTTTAGTTAAACTGAGATTTACGGAGAAAAACATGGCAACTCCTCAATTATCTCCAGGCGTACTCGTCAGAGAGGTTGATTTAACAGTAGGAAGAGCTGATAATGTTTTAGATAATATTGGTGTTATGGCTGGACCATTTCCTAAAGGTCCTGTTGATGAGCCAATTGATATTGCTACGGAAAAAGATTTAATCGATGTTTTCGGAAAACCATTAAATCTTGATGGGCAGTATGAGTATTGGATGAGTGCATCATCATTTCTTTCTTACGGTGGTGTAATGAAAATCGTAAGAACTGATAGTGCTGAATCTGGCGCAATGGTCAATGCCAATGCAAGAAGACTTAGAAGTGGAGAAATTAGTGGAATTAGCACTGTAAGTAATTCTGTTGGTATTGCAACAACACAAAGAACACAAGGAACTTATACAGTAACTGAATCTTTATATACAACAAGTGGTAGTGGTATTGGAGCAGTTTTTTCTGTTGGTGTTACAAGCACATCTAATATACCAACTGTTATAGTTACGACTGGAGGATCAGGATTTGCCACTAATGATACTATTACAATTCCAGGAACAGCGATAGGTGGAGTAGGGGTAGGAACAACAGTCAGTATTTCTTTTAATATTACAGACATTTATACAACAGGTGGTATTTCTACTGTTGGTGCTGCAACATTAAAAATCAAAAATTTTGATGACTACAACCAAAACCACGATGATGGTATTGCTAATTACATATTTGCAGCAAAGAATCCTGGATCCTGGGCAAATAATCTTAAAGTTTGTTTTATTGATGATAGAGCAGATCAAATTTTATCTATCGGATCAACATCTGCAGCAACTTTAACTGCATTAACTGGTGCTGTTCAGGATGGAATTGGGGTTGGAGTTACTGTTGCATTAAATGATGTTGTTGTTCCTGGAGCAGGAAGTACATCAACATTTACAGGTTATCTTAAAGGTATTGTTACGGGAGTACAGGACAATGCAATAGATGTTAAGATTGTTGGTCGCGTTGCTGCAGGATCTAGCACAATTACTCCAGTTGATTATAAAGTAAGAACAAATTATGCATCATTTAGACCAGGTGCTACTCTTAATTTTACTGATGATAGTGGATCACCTATAGGAACAGCAGTAACGCTTTCTGCTTCTGCAAGTTCTGTTAAAGATTGGTATGATCAGCAAACTCTTGGTCTTACAAATAGTACTGTCTACTGGAGATCAATTGCACCTAAACCAGGAACAAGTCAATATGTTGCTGATAGAAATGGGAAGAGTGATGAGATTCACATTGTCGTTGTTGATGATACTGGAGAAATAACAGGTATTCAAGGAAACTTGCTAGAAAAGCATGTTGGTCTTTCTAAGGCAATTGATACTGTTTCAGCAGTTAATTCACCAACTAAGATTTGGTGGAGAGATTACGTTGCCAGATATTCAAATTATATTTACGTTGGAGATAATCCATCTGACGAATCCAATAACGAACAAGTTTCCCCAACAGGATTTTCTGATCTTCATTCTCCTTTGGAGGATACTGAAGGTCTTTGGGATCAAGAGGCACAGGATATTACATTTAGTGCCCTTGGAAATGCAACATATACCTTAAGTGGAGGTAAAGACTATACAAATGCTAATCCAGGAGAAACTGGAACCATGAAGGCAGAACTTGGAGATTTGATTACGTCATATAGATTGTTTACAAACGATGATGAAGTTGCAGTTGATTATCTCATTATGGGTCCTGGTTGTTCTGATAAATTCGAATCTCAAGCAAAAGCTTCTGAACTAATTTCTATAGCAAATCAAAGAAAAGATTGTATTGCAGTAATTTCTCCACACAGAACTGATGTGGTTGATGTTACCAATCCAGACACTCAAACCGATAATGTTTTAGAGTTTTTCTCTCCTTTACCATCCTCATCTTATGCAGTTTTTGATACTGGATATAAGTACACTTATGATAGATTCAATAATAAATTTAGATATATTCCTTGCAATGCTGATGTTGCTGGACTTATGTCTAGAACCTCAATTTTTTCTTATCCATGGTTCTCTCCTGCTGGACAGCAGAGAGGAATATTAAATAATGCTATTAAGTTAGCATATAATCCATCTAAATCTCAGAGAGATCAACTTTATTCCCAAAGAATTAATGCGATAATTAATCAGCCAGGAATTGGTATTTTACTTTTTGGTGACAAAACTGGACTTGGATATGCATCTGCTTTTGATAGAATTAATGTACGCAGATTATTCCTTACTGTTGAACAAGTTTTACGTAGAAGTGCCCAATCTCAATTATTTGAATTAAATGATGAAATTACAAGAGCAAACTTCAGAAATATTGTAGAACCATATCTCCGTGATGTTCAGGCAAAACGAGGTCTTTATGGATTCTTAGTTGTTTGCGATTCTTCAAATAATACTCCTGATGTAATTGATAATAATGAATTTAGGGCTGATATTTATTTAAAACCCACTAAATCTATTAACTATATTACACTTACTTTTGTTGCCACCAGAACTGGAATAAGTTTTGAAGAAGTTGCTGGTACTGTTTGATTAAATTAACAAAATTACAAGGAGGAATTAAAAATGGCAAATTCTATTCAAGACTTCAAATCAGCACTTAGCGGTGGAGGAGCTCGCCCTAATTTATTTGAAGTTACTATTCCATCTCCCCCTAGTGGAATAACTCTTACTTCAAATTTTCCAATTTTATGTAAAGCAGCAGCACTACCTGCATCAACCATAGGGTCAATTGATGTTCCTTTCAGAGGAAGAGTTTTTAAAGTTGCAGGAGATCGAACATTTGATACTTGGACCATTACTATTATTAATGATCAAGATTTCAGTATTAGAGATGCTATGGAAGCTTGGGCACAATCCATAGGACAATATGGAGATGCAAGTGGATTTACAAATCCATCAGATTATATGTGTGATGCTTATGTAAAACAATTTAGAAGAGGTCTTAGTTCTGTAGGAAAAAATACATCTACAGGAACAGGTCTTGAGACTGCTGCTACTTATAGGTTCTTTGATATTTTTCCAACCAATATCTCTGCTATTGATCTTTCTTATGACACTACTGATACTATTGAAGAATTTACTGTAGATTTCCAAGTTCAGTATTGGACACCAGTATCTGGAGAATCGTAATAAATAGTCTAAACATTAGAGCAGATAAAATAAATTATGGCAAAATTATTTGGATTTTCAATTGAAGACAATGAATCATTATCTCCATCTACAATTTCCCCCGTTCCTCCAAATAAGGAGGACGGGGTTGATCATTATTTAAGTAGTGGATTTTTTGGTTCTTATGTTGATATTGAAGGAGTATATAGAACTGAATTTGATCTAATCAAAAGATATAGAGAAATGGCGCTTCACCCTGAATGTGATAGTGCTATTGAAGATATCGTTAATGAAGCAATTGTAAGCGACACCAATGATAGTCCAGTACAAATAGATCTTGATAATTTAAATGCTAGTGATGGAATCAAAAAAAAGATAAGACAAGAATTTAAATATATTTTAGAGTTATTAGATTTTGATAAAAAGTCTCATGAAATTTATAGAAATTGGTATATTGATGGCAGATTATACTACCACAAAATTATTGATTTAAAAAATCCAGAATCTGGAATACAAGAATTAAGATATATTGATGCATTAAAAATGCGTTATGTGAGACAAGCAAAGAAAAAACCAGAAAATAAATATAAAGTTTCTAATAGAAATGTTGATAATCCAATGGATTATGATTTTCCTGAAATTGAAGAATATTTCATTTATGAACCTAAGATGTCATATCCAACTGGTTCTCCAGCACCAGGAACTCTTGGAGGATCAAATTCTGGAGTTAGAATGACAAAAGATTCTATTACATACTGTACTTCTGGTCTGGTTGATAGAAATAAAGGATCTACACTTTCATATTTACATAAGGCAATTAAATCACTCAATCAACTTAGAATGATTGAAGATTCTCTAGTGATTTATAGATTGTCTCGTGCCCCAGAAAGAAGAATTTTTTATATTGATGTTGGTAATTTACCAAAGATTAAAGCAGAACAATATCTGCGAGATGTTATGATGAGATATAGAAATAAATTAGTTTATGATGCTAGTACTGGAGAAGTTCGTGATGATAAAAAATTTATGGCAATGCTTGAAGACTTTTGGCTTCCAAGAAGAGAAGGTGGAAGAGGAACAGAAATTTCAACTCTTCCTGGTGGTCAAAATTTAGGAGAAATCACTGATATTAACTATTTCCAGAAAAAACTTTATAGGTCATTAAATGTTCCCCCATCACGAATGGATGGTGAGGGTGGATTTAATTTAGGTCGTTCATCAGAAATTCTTCGAGATGAAGTTAAATTTAGTAAATTTGTTTCACGCTTGAGAAAGAGATTCTCATATATGTTTAGTGATATGTTAAGAACTCAATTGATTCTTAAAAATATTATTACTCCAGAAGATTGGCAGCAAATGGATGAACACATTCAATATGATTTCTTATATGATAATCATTTTGCAGAACTTAAAGATGCAGAACTATTGAATGAAAGATTAACAATGGTTCAAGTAGCTGAACCTTATGTTGGAAAATATTTCTCTCAAGATTACGTAAGACGTAAAATTCTTAGACAAACTGATGTTGAAATTATTGAACAGGATGCTCAAATTAAAAAAGAAATTAAAAATGGGGTAATTCCAGATCCAAATCAACAAATTGATCCTGCAACTGGAATGCCACTAGATCAAACTTCACAAATGGATCTGGGGCAACCTGTAATGGAACCAGATATTACATCACAAGCAAAAGATGTTGTTGCAAGTGGTAAACAAGTAGAAATGCCCAAAGGTGGTGAGATATAAATAAAAACGATTATTTAATTGGTTTATAAAAATGGATGATTTATTAGATATGATCGCTGCAGATGAGTCTCCTTCTCAGATTAGTGACAAAATCAAAGAACTACTCTTTGTAAGATCCGCCGAAAAAATTGATGATTTTCGTCCTATAGTAGCAAACTCAATGTTTAATAGAGAAGAAGAATGAAATCATTCAAACAGTTCATCTCCGAATCCGTAAATATTTCTGGTGATTTTAACGGAAATCTTTATATTAACTCTAGTCAAGCAGAACAAAGGTCGGTAGGAGAGGAATATGTTGCAGATGTTTTTTGGAATGGAAGTCTCTATAGGATGGAATTAAATTCCACAAATGGAATTCCGTCAAAACAATCTTTAGGTGAACAATTGCAAAGAGAATATCCTGGAGCAATTGTTCATCAGATTTATCCAGTTTTGGAAAATAATTTAAAAGTTAAAGAAACAAAAAGATATCATCCATCGAAATTAGAATGGATTTGATTTATGGCGCAGTGGAATAAAAATCAACAAGATTACTTAAATCAAGAAAGAACTCTCCACGAAGTTTATATTCGTGCTGATCAGTACGGTAATATTATAAATGAAGGTGCTACTGGCAGAGGTGCTTTCGGTGAATATGCAGTTTCTGAAATTACTCCTGTAGTTCAATTAGATCCAATCTACGGACTTCCCACAAACAGTTTTCAAACGTATTCTTTTACGAGTGGAATAGGAACAACAAGAAATAGTTTGTTCGTTGCAGAAACTGGAACAAGTGCATATGGATATGGTGTAGTTCGTTCAAAAAGATTTTTAAGATATAGACCAGGGCAAGGAGGAGTTGCTAGATTTACTGCAGCTTTCTCCAACCCTACCACAGGTGTAACTCTAAGAGCAGGATTTTTTAGTCAAGAATCGGCACTACAAGTTGGATTTAATACTAATGGAAGATTTGGTATTCTTCGTCAATATGGAACAAAGGCAGAAATCAGAAAACTTACAATTACCACTGCAGCAAGTTCTTCTGGAATTTCAACAGTCATTTTAAATGGAACTCCATATAGTATATCTCTTGTAAATAATTCTGGAGTTACATCAGCAACAGCAGCAAAACTGGGATTTAGCACTTCATACGTAACTCATATTCCAGACCAAAGAGATAATACCATTATATTTTTAGCAAATTCAGTTGGACCTCAAACAGGAAATTTTCAATTTATTCCAGGAACGACGGGAGCAGTAGGAACATTTACAACAATTCAAACAGGAGTCAATGCCACAGAGGAATGGACATATCAGGAAGATTGGAATCTTGATAATTTAACTGGTGTTGGTGGCACAGCAAATCCATCCGGAGTTACTTTAGATACATCAAAATTAAATGTATTTCAAATTAATTATCGTTGGTTAGGTGCTGGTGAGCAAAGATATGCGATAGAAAATCCATTAAATGGGGATATGATTTTCTTTCACCATAGTCATTATAGTAACAAACATACTATTCCTTGGGTCGATAATCCATCATTTAAAATTGGATATGTTGCAGCAAATTTAGGTGGTGTTGGTATTGCTTCGACTGCTTCAGTTTATGGGGCATCATTAATGATGGGAGTTGAAGGAAAAATTGTTCAAAATACATATCCGAGTTCTACATCAAGAAGCACTGCTGGATTAACAGCGAACGTAGTAAATCATTTGATTACTATTCAAAATCCAACTACAAATAATGGAGTGATCAATTCAAGAGAAATAATTATGAGAGGGTTGACTGGAACATTTAATAGTGGAAACGCTCCTGCTGAAATTTTAGTATTTTTGGACTCTCCTTTAGTAACAGGTTCTCATATTTTTAATACTCAACCTGGAGGAAATTCAATTGCATTAATTTGTAAAGAAGATGGAACTATAAGTGAAACTACAAATACACCAATTCTATCTTATGCAATACCTAGTAGTGGAACATTGAATATTGATTTGTCAGATTATAGAATTGTAATTTCTCCTGGAAGTAATATTTCCTTGGCAATAAAATCTGCTCAGGTTAATTCAACATACAGCTCTCTTATTTGGGAAGTTGATTAATTAAATTTAATTAAATAATAAATAACTAAAAGTGTATTTTTAAAATAATGGCTCATAGACCAATTGGAGTATGCTCCTCATTTAGTTTTACTGCAGGTGCTGCATCTACATCATCTGCTTTTTCCATTCAATCAAATGTTTTGCGAGTAGTTGCAGTTGGTGGTTCAGCGCATATTGCTATTGGTGTTAATCCTTCAGCATCAACTTCCGATTATTATGTTTCTTCAGGAGATTCTGTAACTTTAGGATTAACTAAAGCATCAAATAGAGTTGTTGGTATTACTACAGGGACAACTACTATTGTAACTGTTCCTGAAGGTACACAAGTTCCTTTTGGTGTTGGTGATTATGTTACATTAACTACAAGTGACCAACCATATTATAATTTTGCACACAGACAGGTGTTGTCAGTTGATACTTCTGCTGGTGTAAATGGATATTATCAGACCAGAATGACTGTAAGTTATAATTCATCTGGAATTGTAACAGCATTTTCTTCACAAGATGCTTCAGTTACACTTTCAAATAAAGTTTCTGCATATGGTGTTGGATCAGGAACTCTTTATTATCAACAAGTACAAATCTCAGGACAAGCATAATGAAACTTATCAGAGAAGAAGTAGAAAAAATTGAAGTTCTTACCGAAAAGGTAAATGGTAAGCAAACTCTTTATATCAAAGGTCCATTTTTACAGGCCGAGTGTGTAAACAGAAATGGAAGACTTTATCCTCTTTCTATTATGGAGAGAGAAGTAAAGCGTTATACCGAACATTATGTAAATAAAGGTCGTGCTCTCGGTGAACTTGGACATCCAGATGGTCCTACAGTAAATCTTGATAGAGTTTCTCATAAAATTGTTGAACTTCATCAAGAAGGAAATAATTTTGTGGGAAAAGCTCAAATTTTATCTACTCCTATGGGGAAAATTGCAGAATCTCTTTTAAAAGATGGAGTAACTCTTGGCGTTTCTTCTCGCGGAATTGGTTCTCTAAGAGAAAATCAAAAGGGATACAGAGAAGTTGGTGAAGATTTTATGCTTGCTACTGCAGCAGATATTGTCGCAGATCCTTCTGCACCAGATGCATTTGTTCAAGGAATTATGGAAGGTAAAGAATGGGTTTGGAATAATGGTATTCTTGAACAAAAAGTTTCAAAGTTTGAAAAAAGAATTAATACTTTAGTAGATCAAAAACTACTTGAAGAGTATAAATTGAGTCTATTTAATGAGTTTTTAAACTCATTGTAATTTAATAAATTATAAATAAATATAGTTTATAACTAAAGGTTAAACGGAGAGTTCAAATGTCTCGTGGAGATTTACAAGAAATGGAAGTAGGCACAAAGCAATCCAAAACCGCCGTTAATGCTAATGCAAAAGCTGCGGAAGCGATGCCAAAATTAACTACAGGAATTCCTGATGGTCAGAGTGGTGGATGGGAAGATTTGGGTGGACCAACCCCAGAAAACTATCGATCAACAGATGATTCAGCTAAACTTAAAACCCCTGGAGCAACTCTTAAGCAAGTTAAAGATGTTGTGAATAAGGGTGCTAAAAGTGCTGATTCAATGAAAAGTCTTCGTAAAGAAGAAGAGGAACTCGATGATGAAGATTTGATTGAAGAAGAAAGCGAAGAAGAAATTGAAGAAGATGAAGATTTAGTAGAAGCTTCAAAAAAAGAAGATGAAGAAGACGAAGACGAAGACGAAGAAGATGATGAAGATGATGAAGATGATGAAGATGACAAAAAAGATGTAAAAGAGTACTTTGATATTGAGGAAGATGTAAATGCTCTCCTTGAGGGAGAAGAACTTTCCGAGGAATTCCAAGAAAAAGCTAGAACAATTTTTGAAGCTGCTCTTCGCTCTAAAGTTTTTGAAATTAAAGAATCTTTAGAAGAGCAATATGCACAAGCACTTGCAGAAGAAGTTGAAGAAATTAAAACTGAACTTGCAGAGCGTGTAGATGCATATCTTGAGTATGTTGCTGACGAGTGGATTCAAGAAAATGCACTAGCAGTTGAACAAGGTCTTAAGACCGAAATGACTGAATCATTCCTCACAGGAATGAGAGGTCTTTTTGAAGAACATTATGTATCAATCCCTGAAGATAAATATGATGTGCTTGAGAGTATGGTAGAAAAACTTGATGAAATGGAGACAAAACTCAACGAGCAAATTGAGAAGAATGTTTCACTCAACAAGCGTCTCGCAGAGTCGGTTGCTGATGGAATCTTTGAACAAGTTTCTGATGGTCTTGCAGACACACAGAAAGATAAGCTCGCTTCACTTGCCGAAAGTGTTGAGTTTGAAAGTGAAGAAGAATATCGTGAAAAACTGGAGACTTTGAGGGAATCATATTTCCCATCAAGAGTAGTTTCTCCATCAGCTAAAACTGAAACCCTTTCAGAAGGTGTAGATGTTGCTCCTGAAACTTATTCAGATTCAATGGCTGCATATCTGAAAACTCTTTCAGCATTCAGCAAATAATTGAATTTAACATAATTCAAACAAAACAAAAAACAAACACTTAGTAAAAGGTAAAAAGCAAATGTTTCATTCAGAACATCTGCAGGAAAAGTGGGCACCTCTTTTAGACTATCAGGGTCTTGATCCTATCAGAGATTCTCATCGTAGAGCTGTAACCGCTGTCCTGCTCGAAAACCAAGAAAAATTTTTAAGAGAAGAATCAGCATTTAATTCAGGTGGCATTGGCAACCTGATGGAATCACCAACTAATTGGACCAATTCAACTTCAAGCGCAGCTGGTTTTAGTGGCGGAGCTGCTGCAGGTGGTCCTACTGCTGGTTTTGATCCTGTCCTGATTTCCCTCATTCGTCGTTCAATGCCTAACTTGGTCGCTTATGACCTCGCTGGCGTTCAACCAATGAGTGGTCCTACAGGACTTATCTTTGCAATGCGTTCTCGTTATACTGATCAGAATGGCAAAGAAACCTTCTTCGATGAAGTAGATACTGCTTTCTCTGGACAGAATGCAGGATTTGGACACACTGCGTTTACTAATGCAGCTTCTGGTATGGGTACTACTGCTCAGAGTGGAGCAAATCCATCTGTTCTAAACCCAACTCCCGGTACAGGAACCTACAATGTAGGTCAGGGTATGTACACCCATGAGTCAGAAAATCTTGGATATGGTGGAAGTGAATTCAATCAGATGGCATTCTCAATTGAGAAAGTCACTGTTACTGCAAAGTCACGCGCTCTGAAAGCAGAGTACAGCCTTGAGCTTGCCCAGGACCTGAAGGCAATTCATGGTCTGAATGCTGAAGCGGAACTCGCAAACATTCTTTCAACTGAGATTCTTGCTGAGATCAACCGCGAAGTTATCAGAACCATCTACAAGGTTGCTGAACAAGGTGCTGTACAAAACGTTGCAACTCCCGGTATCTTCGATCTCGACATCGACTCTAATGGTCGTTGGTCTGTTGAGAAGTTCAAGGGTCTTCTGTTCCAAATCGAACGCGACGCTAACGCTATTGCTCAGAGAACTCGTAGAGGAAAGGGCAACATCATCATGTGCTCTGCTGACGTTGCTTCAGCACTGACCATGGCCGGTGTTCTTGACTACACTCCTGCCCTTAACGCTAACCTCACAGTCGATGATACTGGCAATACTTTTGCTGGTACTCTGATGGGCAAATTCCGCGTATATATTGATCCTTATGCATCTAACCTGACTACAGGTAATGCTTCTCCTGGAAACCAGTATTATGTTGTTGGTTATAAGGGTTCTTCCCCTTATGACGCTGGACTCTTCTATTGTCCTTATGTTCCTCTCCAAATGGTACGTGCCGTTGGTGAGAACAGCTTCCAGCCTAAGATTGGATTCAAGACTCGTTATGGAATCGTTGCTAACCCATTTGCTGAAGGTAGTGTCGAATCAGGCGCTGCTACTGCTCTTGGTCGTCTCGAAGTCAACAAGAACCGCTACTACAGAAGAGTTGCTGTTAAGAACCTCATGTGAGTCATTACTCATAAAGTTTCTGAGGGTCCTTCGGGACCCTTTTTTTATCTAAATACTTAAAAAAGATATGACTAAAGGACAAATAGAAAATAGAAATTTTCTAGAGCCAACTGGATTTAAATTTACCTTAGCAAGAGAACCTAAAGTTGCTTTTTTTTGCAATCGAGCAAATATTCCAGATTTAAACTTAGGTGTTGCAGTTCAGCCATCATATTTAAAAATGATACCAACTACAGGTGATGTCATTGAATTTGGTGATTTGAATATAAGATTTTTAGTTGACGAAAACTTAGAAAACTATATGGCAATTCAAAATTGGATTAGAGGACTAGGATTTCCTGAAGAGTTGTCTCAATTTGCAAAATTAGAGGAGCAAGGTACATTGCAAAGGTATTATGGGAGAACAGCACAAAATATATACTCAGATGGAACATTACAAGTTTTAACAAGTAGTCAAATACCAAATTTTCAAGTAGTTTTTAAAAATTTATTTCCATATACATTAACAACTTTAACATTTGATGCTACAGATACTGACATTCAATACTTTACAGCAGAAGTGAATTTCAAGTATACTATTTACGATATTGTTGACTTGTCGGGAAAACCGTTATATGGGTATTGATTTAGATAGCATACAAAAAATGTGGGAAAATGATTCTAAGATGGATATGGATAATCTTCACGTAGAATCTTTAAATATTTCAGTATTACATGCAAAATATTTTGATTTATATAATACAATTATTTTATTAAAAAAGAAAGCGGAGCAACAAAAGAAAAAAATAAGACAAGAAAAATATGAGTATTTTACTGGAAAAGCAGATCCGGACGTTTATTTAGAAAATCCCTTTCCTAAAAAAATTAGAGATAAAGAAACTTTACAAGGATATCTTGATTCTGATGTTCAACTATCACAATCATCTTTGAAGGTAGAATATTATGACACTATGCTAAATTATCTTGATAGTATTTTAAAAATGATTGCAAATAGAACATATCAAATTAAAAATGCGGTTGAGTTTATTCGTTTTCAGTCAGGATTAGGGTAAATAAATATTCATAGCAATTATAATGTTATGAATGATGTAATCATTGAAAAAAAGAATGAGGTTTTCATTAAACTACATTGTGAATCTCATATTCTATATGAACTTCAACCATATTTTACATTTGAAGTAGAATCCGCAAAATTCATGTCCCAGTATAGAAGCAAACACTGGGATGGAAAAATTCGACTACTAAGCACTCACACTGGAGAAATATACGTTGGTCTATTAGATAAAGTCATAGACAAACTTACTCTTCATAATTATACTTATGAGTTTAAAGAAAACAAATTCTATGGATTGCCTTTTGAAGTAGATGAGTGTATATCTTATGAAGGTGTTAAAGACTATATGACTTCTATTTGCTCACACTCTCCTCGCCAATATCAAATAGAGGGAGTTTATGATGCATTAAAGCATAATAGAAAACTATTGATAAGCCCCACTGCATCTGGCAAATCGCTGATGATCTATTCTCTAGTAAGATATTATGTAGACAAAGGGCAAAAAATTCTTTTAGTTGTTCCAACGACATCTCTTGTAGAGCAGATGTACAAGGATTTCCAAGATTATGGTTGGGATGCTGAGTCATATTGTCACAGAATCTATTCTGGCAGAGAAAAAACAAATGAACATGCAGTTACCATCACTACATGGCAGTCTATTTATAAATTAGAACGTTCATTCTTTGAGGATTATGGTGTAGTTATTGGAGATGAAGCTCATTTATTTAAAAGTAAATCTTTAGTCGAAATTATGACTAAACTTCATCATGCAAAATATAGGTATGGATTTACAGGAACTTTAGATGGAACTCAAACTCATAAATGGGTTCTAGAAGGATTGTTTGGTCCATCATATAAAGTTACAAGAACTTATGAATTAATGGAGCAAGGACATATTTCGCAATTAGATATTCGTTGCATTGTTCTTAAACATTCCCCTAAAAGATTTGAAACTTATGAAGACGAAATTCAATATTTAATTCATCACGAACAACGAAATAAATTTATTACAAACTTATCATTAGATTTAAAAGGAAATACTCTTGTACTATATTCAAGAGTTGAAACTCATGGTGCAGTTTTATATGAAAAGATAAATAATCTTAAGCGAAATGAACGTAAAGTATTTTTTATTCATGGTGGAATTGATGTTGAAGAAAGAGAAATAGTACGAGAAATTACTGAAAGAGAAAACAATGCTATAATTGTTGCCTCTTACGGAACTTTCAGTACAGGAATTAATATTAAAAATCTACATAATGTAATTTTTGCTTCTCCAAGTAAATCAAGAATTAGAAATCTACAAAGTATAGGAAGAGTTTTAAGAAAAGGAAAAAATAAAACAAAAGCAATACTTTACGATATTTCTGATGATTGTACTTACAACTCAAGAAAAAATTATACTTTAAATCATTTAATCGAAAGAATAAAAATTTATAATGAAGAAAGTTTCAATTATGAAATTATAACTGTACCTTTTAAGAACAAATGATAGAAGAAGATTTTTATGCAACGCTTAAATTAAAAACAGGAGAGGAGATATTTGCAAAAGTTGCTGCTTCTGAGGAAGAAGAAAGAACTATGTTAATAATATCTAATCCGGTTGTAATTACCCAAATTAAAAATAGAGTGGATGTAGTTGGGTACAAATTAGAACCATGGTTAAAAACTACAACTGAAGATATGTTCATTATAAATTTTAATGATGTTTTAACAATATCAGAATCTTTTGATATTGAAATGATAATGATGTACCAATCATTTGTTAGACATTCTAGTAGAGATAGGACAAATCAACCTAAAATTAATAGAAGAATGGGATATATTGCTAATGTTAATGATGCTAAAGAAATATTAGAAAAGCTTTATAAGAATAGCTAATATTGCTTTCAACCCTCACAAAGGTTATTATACAGAGTTTGAAATACCTTGTCAACTATATTTGAAAGTGTTATAATCTCTACATAATAATGATAAAAACTTATGATAACAACAGCAGTCATGACCAAAAGAAAAAGGTCAGAGCATTACGTCAACAATAAAGAGTTTCTTGCCGCTCTAATTAAGTACCGCGAAGATAAAGAAATTGCAGAAATTCAAGGAAAACCAAAACCTCCTATTCCTAGGTACATTGGAGAGTGTTTTCTGAAGATTGCAAATCATCTTTCCTTTAAACCAAACTTCGTGAATTATATGTTTAAGGAAGATATGATTTCTGACGGTATTGAAAATTGTGTACAATATATTCACAATTTTAATCCAGAGAAGTCACAAAATCCTTTTGCATACTTTACTCAAATTATTCACTACGCTTTTCTTCGCCGCATTCAAAGAGAAAAGCGTCAAATGGAAATTAAAAATAAAATCCTTGAACGCTCTGGATATTCGGAAGTGTTCGGGGACGATAATACGGTTGACGGAAGCAACTATTCCGATTACAATAGTATTAAGGATAATATCCATAGTAAGATAAGGTACTAATGCTTCTTCTAATTCCAAAGTGTTATAAATATTTTATTATTTTTGGAATTAGAAGAAGCATGACCAAAGCAAAATATACTCCCGAAGAACGAAAGAAAATAAAAGCAGAGAATTTACTCAAAAATATAGAAGCAGCAAAGAAAAGAGGATACACTCAAAAAAGTGCTGCTCGTGAAGAAGCAATTAAGGAAGGAAAAAAAACTTATATTGGTTCTACTGCTTGTAAAAAATGCGGTAGTTATGAAAAGTATGTTAGTAATTGGTCATGTGCTCCATGCATTAAAGAAAAAGGTTTAAAAAAACTTAATAATAAAGAGTTAATGAAACCTTATAGGACTAAAGAAAAAGTCAATAATAAAACCTATAGGTATAGAACTAAAAAGTTTGGAGATGCACCAATTTTAACTAACGAAGAGTATGAAAAGATATTGCTCTTTTACAAAGAATGTGCTAGAATTACGGAGGAAACGGGTATTCTTCATCACGTAGACCATATTCACCCAATATCAAAAGGCGGAAAACATCATCCTGATAATTTACAAATTTTGACCGCTATCGAAAATATTCGTAAAGGAAACAAATTATTATGAAAGTGGCTATTTTAACAGACAGTCATTTTGGCGCCCGAAAAGGTTCAAAACTTTTTCATGACTATTTTGAACTTTTCTACAAGAATGTGTTTTTCCCGACGCTGGAACAGTACGGGATTAGTACAGTCATTCATATGGGTGATGCTTTTGATAGTCGTAAATCAATTGATTATCAAAGTTTAGAGTGGGCAAAAAGAGTTGTATTTGAACCTCTTAAAGCCTATGAGGTTCATATGATTGTTGGTAATCATGATAGTTACTATAAGAATACTAACAATACAAACTCTCCTCAACTTCTGCTAAAGGATTATCCAAATATTCAAACATATTCCTCTCCAATAGAAATCAGAGTTGGAAATCTTGATGTTCTTCTTCTTCCTTGGATTTGTATGGAGAATGAAGAAAAATCACTTAAGATGATTAAAAAGACTAAGGTAAAAATTGCAATGGGTCATCTTGAGTGTCAGGGTTTTCGTGCAAATCGTCAGATCATTATGGAACATGGACTGGAAGCAAATATTTTTTCAAACTTCAAAAAGGTATTTTCTGGTCATTACCACACTCGTTCTGATAATGGAACTGTATTCTATACGGGAAATCCTTATGAGATTTATTGGACGGATGTAAATGATACTCGTGGATTTGCCATTTTTGACACTGAAACATTAGATCATACTTACATCAACAATCCTTATAAGATGTTTTACAACATTTACTATGAGGATACAAACTATCAGACATTTGATACTCGTGAATATGAGAACAAAATTGTAAAAGTTATTGTTCGTAAAAAGACAGATACTGAAAAGTTTGAAAAGTTTATTGATAAACTTTACTCTTCAAATATTTCTGAGATTAATATTATTGAAAATTTTGATATTCAGGAACCTTTGCAATTTGAAGCACTTGAAAGTGAAGATACTATTTCTATCTTGAATAGATATATTCAGGAGGCAGAAATTAATCTTGATAAAACAAGAATTCAAAAAATGATACAAGAAATATATCAAGAAGCTTGTGAGATATCTTAATGTTTATTTTAACAATTAATGGTAGGGAAACAGAAGGTGCATATTCAGTAATTAATGATGATGGAGAACATATTTTGTATCTTTTTCAAGAAGAAGATGATGCCACCAGATATGCTATGATGCTAGAGGAAGATGGATATCCAGAAATGCATATTATTGAAATTGAAGACGAAGTTATGATAAAAACTTGTGAAATGCATGGATATCAATATGTAGTTATTACTCCAAATGATATAGTAGTTCCTCCAAATAATTCTGATTATGATTTTATTTAAAAAAATTAGATGGCGTAATTTTCTTTCAACTGGACAGCACGAAACTGAGATTGATTTTATAAAAAATAAAACTAATCTGATAATTGGTGATAATGGTGCAGGCAAAAGTACAGTTCTTGATGCTTTGACATTTACATTATTTGGGAAACCATTTCGTAAAATTAATAAACCTCAACTTATTAATTCGGTAAATGAAAAAGATTGTAGAGTTGAAGTAGAGTTTAATATTGGAAATACTGAATGGAAAGTTATAAGGGGAATTAAACCTTCTTTGTTTGAGGTATGGAAAAATGGTTCTGCTCTGGACCAATCTGCTTCCATATTAGATCAGCAAAAATGGTTGGAACAGAACGTTCTAAAGATGAACTATAAATCTTTTACTCAAATAGTTATTTTGGGTTCAAGCACTTTTATACCTTTTATGCAACTTTCTACTGCACATCGTCGAGAAGTAATTGAAGATCTTCTTGATATTAAGATTTTCTCTTCTATGAATATTGTCATTAAGGAAAAAATCAGACAAGCGAAAGAAGAAATTAAAGTTCTTGACCTTAAAAAGCAATCTCTTGCTGAAAAACTCAAGATGCAACAAGAGTTTATTGAAGAACTTGAGAATCGTGGAAAAGAAAATATTCAAAACAAAAGAAGTTTAATAGAAACTATTGATCGAGAATCTGGAACTTACATGCTCGATAATGCAGTTATAGAGGAAGGACTTTATGGACTTCAAAAGGAACTTGAAGAATACCTTGGTGCCTCTGATAAACTTCGTAAGTTAGGAAATCTAAAAGGTAAAATTTCCCAAAAAGTATCTACAATTACTAAAGAGCATAAGTTTTTTATTGAGAATACGGTTTGTCCTACTTGCACACAAGAAATTGAAGACGAGTTTAGGATAAATAAAATTAGTGACGCTCAAAATAAAGCAAAGGAGTTGCAATCTGGTTATAGAGAACTAGAGGAGGCAATTAAAGAAGAAGAAAAGCGAGAGCGTCAATTCCTCACTCTCTCTAAGGAGATTTCAAAACTCACAAATGACATTTCTCAAAACAATACTAAGATCTCTGGATGTCAGAGACAAATCAGAGATCTTGAATCTGAAATTCAAACTATTACCAAACAACTTGAAAACCGAAATACTGAACATGAGAAATTAGAGGAATTTAAAGACAACTTAAAAATTACATACAACGAACTCGCTTCTAAAAAAGATCTAATTAACTACTACGATTTTTCGTATAGTTTGCTTAAAGACGGTGGAGTAAAAACCAAAATCATTAAAAAGTATTTGCCTCTCATTAATCAGCAAGTTAATCGTTATTTGCAGATGATGGGATTTTATATTAATTTTACTCTTGATGAGGAATTTAACGAAACCGTTCAGTCACCTATTCATGAAGATTTTTCTTATGCTTCTTTCAGTGAAGGTGAAAAAATGAGAATTGATCTTGCTTTACTTTTTACGTGGAGAGAAGTTGCAGGATTTAAGAACTCAATAAATACAAATCTTTTGATTATGGATGAGGTATTTGATAGCTCACTGGATGGATTTGGGACCGAAGAGTTTTTGAAAATTATTCGTTATGTAATCAAGGATGCAAATATTTTTGTAATATCTCACAAAACTGGATTAGAGGATAAATTTGAAAGTGTTATAAAGTTTGAAAAAATTAAAGGATTTAGTAGAATATCAAAATAAGTATGAAAAATAAATTTCCACTGAAACATTTAATAATTGAGGAAACTAAAGAAATATTAATCGAATGTAATAGTAGTATGATTGGATATGGAATTCCATTTTTAATGAAAAAATATTATCCAGATTATAAATCAAAGATAGTTAAAAAATTATATTGACAGGTTAAACTTAAAACGGTATGATTAGGGAAAGGTAATTATGCCTCCCCTTTTTTTATGATTGATCCAACTTTTACTATTAATATGTCTGAAAAGAAAAATCATCTTTGGAAATACAACGAAGATAAAATCCTCAAAGATATTGAGGATTATGTGACTAGCACTTACGGAAGTCATTATTGTGGTCATAACCAACAATACCAAGACATTCAAACAATTGATCTGATGGCAGCAAAGGATCTTGCTCCTGGATTTTGTCAAGCAAATATCCTGAAGTATGGTAGTCGTTATGGTGATAAGGATGGTCGTAATAAACGTGATTTGCTTAAAGTGATTCATTATGCTATGCTTCTTCTTCACTTTGACGGTCATTATTCTCGCCAAGATAATGGTCTCTCTGAATTTCGCTGATTATTATGAAACTCTCTGATAAAACTCTCACGCTTCTCAAGAACTTCTCTTCCATCAACCAGTCCATTCTGTTTAAGGAAGGTAGTTCGCTTCGTACCATTTCGGTAATGAAAAATATTCTTGCTGAAGCAACAATCGAAGAAGAACTGCCGAAAGACTTTGGTATCTATGATTTAAACCAGTTCCTAAATGGTCTTAACCTTCATCAGAATGCTGAACTGGATTTTGATAATGATAACTATGTTGTTATCCGCGAAGGAAAGTCACGATCCAAGTATTTTTTTGCAGATCCAAATGTAATTGTCACTCCTCCTGACAAATCTATTTCACTTCCTTCAGAAGATGTTTGTTTCATTCTTGATACCAAAGAACTTGATAAGTTGCTTAAAGCTGCTTCTGTGTATCAATTGCCTGACATGTCTGTGGTTGGTGAAGCAGGTGTGGTGAAACTGGTAGTTCGTGATAAGAAGAATGATACTTCTAACGATTTCTCTGTGATTGTTGGAGAAACTGATGAGGTATTTACTTTCAACTTCAAAGTTGAGAATATCAAGATTCTTCCTGGTAATTATGAAGTTGTGATCTCTTCTAAACTTTTGTCACGATTCAAGAATACTGGATATGATGTGCAGTATTATATTGCTCTGGAACCTGATTCAACATTCGGATGAATATCTTTGTAACTTCTCCTTGGCCTGCTGAAAGCGCCATCTGCCTTCCCGACAAGCACATCGTCAAGATGCCTCTGGAGTGCTGCCAAATGCTTTCCATCGTGGCATCTGACTGGTATCATGGGTATGGACGCCTCCACAAGGCAGACGAGACGCCTTACAGCACCGCCAAGGGCGCTTTCCGCAATCATCCCTGTACTAAATGGGCAGCGGAGTCTGTGGATAATGCATACTGGTTGATTAAGCACGGCATGAACCTGTGTGATGAATACAGTCTCCGTTATGGAAAAGTTCATTCCTGTTACAAGACCCTTGTAGATGCTTATTATTTGTTCCCTCGTGGTAAAATTGATAAAGTAGAAAACTTTGTTCGTGCTATGCCAGATGAGTATAAACTTGACACAAGCATTGACACTTTTACTGCTTACAAGATGTATATCGCATCCAAACCTTGGGTGAAGGACAACTATCTTCGTATGCCGCAAAGGCGTCCAGAATGGGTATGATAAAATGTAATGGAAGACTATTTTTTTCATCCTTCAAAAGAATTGGACTCCTATCTTTATTCTATTTTTTTGGAATATGCTTCTGCTGAAGAATTAGAACGAGATACTCTACATATCCAAACAAATTGGCAGTTAGCAAAGCATTTTGATGATAATTGCAAAGAGTATAATGTTTGGTTTGTTGATGGGGTGGCGGTTACAAAACAACCAACCATTGTTGATAAAAAAATGAACAGGCGGTATTATGATCCAACAAATCTAAAAAACCCTATGAATGGAGCAATTATTCAACCCAATATTGAAGTATAAATTATGACAAGTGAATTCTTATTCTGTGAAAAATACAGACCGAAAGTAATTGATGACTGTATTCTTCCCGATGATACTAAAAAAACATTCAAGGAGTTTGTAGAGAAAGGTGAGATTCCAAATCTCCTTCTTGCTGGACCTCCTGGTATTGGTAAAACCACAATCGCAAAAGCATTATGTAACGAACTGGGAGCAGATTTTTATGTCATCAACGGATCCGACGAAGGGCGTTTCTTGGATACTGTACGGAACCAGGCAAAGAACTTTGCTTCGACCGTCTCACTTACGGGATCTTCTAAACACAAAGTCATCATTATCGATGAGGCGGATAACACAGGCAACGACGTACAACTCCTACTACGGGCGAATATTGAGGCATTTTATAACAACTGCCGATTCATCTTCACCTGTAACTACAAGAACAAAATTATTGAACCACTCCACTCTCGTTGTGCGGTCATTGACTTTACAATCAAAGGACGGCAAAAAGTACAACTTGCTGGATCTTTCTTCAAACGACTCCAAACAATCTTGGATCAGGAGAAAATTGAGTATGATGAAAAAGTCGTTGCGGAACTTGTATCTAAGCACTTCCCAGACTTTCGTAGAGTCCTTAACGAGTGTCAGAGGTATTCTACGGGAGGAAAAATTGACACGGGCATTCTTGCATCTTTCTCTGACATCTCTGTAAATGAACTCATCAAGAACCTCAAGGAAAAGAACTTTACAGAAGTCCGCAAGTGGGTGGTCTCCAACCTTGACAACGATGCTCCTGTTCTACTTCGCAGGGTGTATGACGCCTGTTATGATTGCCTTTCACCCCAATCTATCCCTGCTGCCGTTCTTGTTATTGCTAAGTATCAATACCAATGTGCGTTCGTGGCTGATCAGGAAATTAACCTCCTAGCAGCACTAACTGAAATTATGTGTGAATGCGAATTCAAATGAAATCTCTTAAAACACCTTTGAGGTATCCTGGTGGCAAGTCCCGTGCTTGTATCAAAATGGATCCATATTTTCCTGATCTTCAAAACTACGATGAGTTCCGAGAACCATTCTTGGGGGGTGGTTCTGTAGCAATTCATATTGCTAAAAAATATCCAAATCTTAAGATCTGGGTAAATGATCTTTATGAACCTCTGGTAAATTTCTGGCAACAACTCCAGATGTTTGGTACTGAACTTAAGGATCATCTTTTACATTTCAAGAGTTCCTGTCCTGATCCTGTGTCATCACGAGGACTGTTTGATATTTCAAAAACTATTCTAGAGGATCCCAAAACTGGAGATTTTGAGCGTGCTGTAAGGTTCTATATTGTAAATAAATGTTCCTTTAGTGGTCTTACTGCAAGTTCTTCGTTTTCGCCTCAAGCATCTAATTCTAATTTTAGTGTTCGCGGAATTGAAAAACTTCCAGAATACTCCAAACTAATTGAAAGATGGTGTATAACTAATTACTCTTACGATTATCTGATGGATGGAAACAAGAGTGCTTTTATGTATCTTGATCCTCCTTATGACATTAAGGATAATCTCTATGGGAACAATGGATCAATGCATAAAGGATTTGATCACGATAAGTTTGCTGCTGATTGTAATAATATTGATATGGATATGTTGGTGAGTTATAATTCTGATCAACTGATAAAAACACGTTTTCTTGGTGGAAAATGGAACGCTGTTGAGTTTGATCTTACTTATACAATGCGTTCTGTAGGCGAATATATGAGAGATCAAAAACAACGTAAAGAGTTGCTGCTATTTAATTATGGAATTGAAGGACTGGCTAAATTCAATAAATCAGACAAAACAGAATCTGATGGATGAGGATCCTTCTTTATTGAAGGAATATACACCTTTTATTATTAATAAATGTTTATCTGGGCAAATTGATACTATTCTTTTTTCTAATGAGATGAACATCAACCATCATTTAGATAAAGATATGCAATATTCTTTTTTTCTAAATACTATAAGAAAAAGGAGGAGATTTTCTCCTTGGCTCCGTAAAGATAAAATTAAAGACTTAGAATATGTAAAACGTTATTATGGTTATAGTAACGAAAAGGCATCTCAAGCACTGAAAATTTTGTCAAAAGAGCAGATTAACTTCATTAAACAAAAATTTGAAATTGGTGGAACAAAATGATTACACAAACAATCGAGCCTCAAGTAAATTGGTCTCAGTCACAAATGGTTGAGGTCATCCTCAATGAACCTGATGATTTTCTAAAAGTACGTGAAACTCTAACTCGCATTGGAGTTGCATCAAGAAAAGAAAGGAAATTGTATCAATCTTGCCATATTTTACATAAGCAAGGAAAATATTATATTGTCCATTTCAAGGAACTATTTGCTCTTGATGGAAAACACGCTAATCTTACGGTAAATGATGTTCAACGTCGTAATCGTATCGTGCGTCTTCTTGCTGATTGGGGACTTATTACCGTAGTCAATCTTGATAAGATTTCTGACATCGCTCCACTTAATCAAATTAAAGTTCTTTCTTATAAAGATAAAGGAGATTGGATTTTGGAGCAAAAATATAATATTGGTAAGAAAGGAAAAGGTGTAGAAACCGAATAAATAAGAGTGAGACTTTCGTGCGGTCTCTACAAAAGTCGGAACACCCTAAAAAGAGGTTCGGTTTTTACCGTTCCTCTTTTTTTCGTTTTTATATAAATTATTATTGATGAGATGAGGTTCTTTGAACCACTCATTCGCTAAAGCGGAGTCTTAGGATCCGTAATGTTAAACAAAACTCGCTTTTTAAGGAGAACTAAAATGTACACAACAATCGCAAAATATAATACTGGAAATATTGAAAAATTTTTAAATGATATTGAAAAGCATTTTATTGGTGGTGATGAATGGTTGCAACGTTTCGGGACAACTCACGAATCTTCAGTAAACTATCCTCCATACAATCTAGTTAAAGAAAGCAGCACAAACTTTAGACTAGAAATTGCCCTTGCCGGTTATAGGAAAGAAGATATTGAAGTATCTTCTGAATGGAATAAACTTTTTGTGGAGGCAAAGAAAGTAGATGACTCTGTAGATGAATATGTTCATCACGGTCTTGCAAAGAGAGCATTTACCCGCACTTGGACATTATCTGATGATGTAGTTGTCGGTGATGTTTCTTTTGTTGATGGATTACTCACCATTAAACTAAATAGAGTTATTCCAGAACATCAGAAGAAAAAGGTATATGAAATCGTTTGATGAGTTTAAAACAATAGCATATAAGGGAGCAATTCCCCACACTGTTTATTCTCAAGAAAAACAAAAACAAATTCCTAAAGGAAAATCAGTTTCTGTAAGAAGTCGTTCAAGTGCTGGGGGAAACGGAGATTCTGGTGATGGAAGTGGTGGAGATGGTGGGGAATAAATATTAATTGAACTATCGTCGGCGCGAGGAGCACCTGGCAATACCAGGTTGACTCCTCCTTTTTTTGTTGATAGAATATTGAAATGTAAGGAGAAAAAATGACTGTAAAATTGGTTTTATTAAAGTCTGGTGAACATCTTGTATCCGAAATTAAAGAAGGTTATTTTGAAAATAAATTGATTTGTTTTATTTTAGATAGACCTTGTAAGGTATTAATTAATGGTTCTTATAGAATTGGTGATGAAGAAAAAGTAAGCATATCCCTTAACTCTTGGCCTGCTTTATCTGAGGATACTACAGTTGAATTATCACCCGATTGGGTGGTTACGGTAGTAGAACCCAACGATCAACTAAAAAAAATGTATGAAACTCAAGTATTAGGAATTAAACAATATGAAAATAATCAAAGTGATCTGCCTGATGAGCAATCAGATTCTTATCAGTCAGATTGATCAAATTACATCTGAACTTGGTGAACCAGATTGTAAACTAACAAATCCCTTCATTATATCTAAAGATAAAACTTTGGAACCATTCCTGAGCGAATATACAAAACAAAATTTTGTTGAAATTCGTTCAGATTCTATTCTTACTTTTGTTACTCCAACACCAACACTTCTTGAAAAATACCAGGATTTAATTAAAGAATGAATCTGAGATTTTACACAAACGTTCAGATGGTCGGGGACCACTTCTTAGTTCGTGGTTATGAACATGGAAAACACTTCATGGCTCGTGAGAAGTTTAACCCGACTCTTTTTGTCCCTTCTAATAAAAAAACTAAATATCAAACTCTGAATGGAGAATCTGTTGAGGCAGTTCAACCTGGATGTGTTCGTGATTGTAGGGAGTTTATTAAAAAGTATGAGAATGTAGAAAACTTTAAAATCTTTGGAAATACCCAATACATTTATCAGTATATCTCTGAAATGTATCCTGAAGATGAAGTTAAATTTGATATTACTAAAATCAAGGTGACAACCCTTGATATTGAGGTTGCATCCGAAAATGGTTTCCCTGATGTAGAGTCTGCTTCTGAAGAAGTTCTTTTGATTACTATTCAGGATTATTCTTCTAAACAAATTCGTACTTGGGGAATGGGTCCTTTTAATAATAAACAAAAGAATGTAATCTATCGTTCTTTCACTAACGAAAGAGACTTGTTAATGGATTTCATTAACTGGTGGATGATGGAAGAAAACATTCCGGAGGTTGTGACTGGGTGGAACGTCGAATTATATGATATTCCATATCTTATTCGTCGTTTAGAACGTGTCCTTGGTGAAAAACTAATGAAGCGCATGTCTCCTTGGGGACTTGTAACTGAAAATGAAATCTTTATTTCTGGTCGTAGACACATTGCTTATGACGTAGGTGGTATTACTCAACTTGACTATTTGAATCTTTATAAGAAATTTACTTATAAAGCGCAAGAATCTTATCGATTGGATTACATTGCTGAAGTTGAACTTAAGCAAAAGAAGTTGGATCACTCGGAGTTTGATACCTTCAAGGATTTTTATACTAAGGGATGGCAGAAGTTTGTAGAATACAACATCGTTGACGTAGAACTTGTTGACCGTTTGGAAGACAAGATGAAACTAATCGAACTTGCAATCACAATGGCATATGATGCAAAGGCAAACTATGCTGATGTGTTTTCTCAGGTCCGTATGTGGGATACGATCATTTATAACTATCTGAAAAAAAGGAATATTGTAATTCCTCCTAAAGAGCGTTCAGATAAAGACTCTAAGTATGCTGGTGCATATGTTAAAGAACCTATTCCGGGAAAGTATGATTGGGTTGTGTCTTTTGACCTCAACTCCCTATACCCTCACCTCATTATGCAATATAACATCTCACCAGAAACTCTTTTGGATGAGAGACATCCTACAGTAAATGTAGATAAGATTCTGAATGAGCAGTTGAACTTTGAACTGTATAAGGACTATGCCGTATGTGCCAATGGTGCTATGTATCGTAAGGATGTGCGTGGATTTCTTCCAGAACTGATGGAGAAGATCTATAATGAACGTGTGATCTTTAAGAAGAAAATGCTTGCTGCTGAGCAGGAATATGAAAAAACAAAAAATAAAGAACTAATTAAAGAGATTGCCAGATGCAATAATATTCAAATGGCAAGAAAGATTCAATTGAACTCTGCTTATGGTGCAATTGGTAATCAGTATTTCCGATATTTTAAACTCGCAAATGCTGAGGCGATTACACTTTCCGGGCAAGTATCAATTCAGTGGATTATGAATGCTATGAATGGATATTTAAATAAAGTTCTTAAGACTCCTGAGGTAGATTATGTCATTGCTTCTGATACTGATTCTTTGTATATCAATATGGGTCCTTTGGTTGAAAGTGTATTCCAAGGAAGAAAGAAAACTACTGAAAGCATTGTTTCGTTCCTTGATAAGGTCTGTCAGATGGAATTTGAAAAATATATTGAAAGTTCTTACCAAAAACTGGCGGAATATGTAAATGCTTATGACCAAAAGATGTTCATGAAGCGTGAATGTATTGCTGAGCGTGGTATTTGGACTGCGAAGAAACGATACATTTTAAGTGTTTGGGATAGTGAAGGGGTTCGTTATGAGGAACCTAAATTAAAAATTAAGGGTATTGAGGCAATCAAATCTTCAACTCCAGCACCTTGTCGTGACATGTTAAAGGAATCTTTTAAAATTATGATGAGTGGTACTGAAGATGATGTAATTAGTTTTATTGATAAATGTAGAGAAAAGTTTAAAACTCTTCCGCCCGAACAAATTGCTTTTCCGCGTTCTGCTTCCGATGTAAGAAAATATACATCTTCTTCAGACATTTATATTAAAGGGACTCCAATTCATGTTCGCGGAGCACTTCTTTTTAATCATTACATTAAAAAGAATAAATTGACTGGTAAATATTCTTTGATTCAGAATGGGGAAAAGATTAAGTTTGTTTATTTAAAAAAACCAAATATCATCTACGAAAATGTGATTTCGTTTATTCAAGATTTTCCTAAAGAATTGAACCTTGACAAATACATTGACTATGACCTACAATTTGAGAAAGCATTTATAGAACCTCTAAAGATTATTTTAGATTCTATTGGATGGAAAGTGGAAAAAATTGCAAATCTTGAATCATTTTTTGAGTAATAAAACTATTAATTTAAAAAACAAATTATTTAAATCTGAGGAAAACAATGGACTTTTTAAAAGATATTGTAAAAGAGATTGGGGGAGAATATACACAACTTGCTTCTGAAATTGATGAGACTGAACGTTATGTTGACACAGGTTCGTACATTTTTAATGCACTGGTTTCAGGGAGTATATTTGGTGGTGTATCTGGGAATAAGATTACTGCTATTGCTGGAGAGTCTTCTACTGGAAAGACTTTCTTCTCTCTCGCTGTGGTTAAGAATTTTCTGGATAATAACCCCGATGGTTATTGTCTCTACTTTGATACTGAGGCCGCTATCACTAAATCTCTTTTAGAGAGTCGTGGTGTAGATACACAACGTCTTGTGGTTGTAAATGTGGTTACTGTTGAAGAGTTTCGCACTAAAGCACTTAAGGCAGTTGATCTTTATATGAAAAAACCTGAAGGAGAACGCAATCCTTGTATGTTTGTGCTAGACTCTCTGGGAATGCTTTCAACCAGCAAAGAGATTAACGATGCTCTGAATGATAAAGAAGTTCGTGACATGACCAAATCACAACTAATTAAAGGTGCATTCCGTATGCTTACCTTAAAACTTGGTCAAGCAAATATTCCAATGATCGTTACCAATCACACCTATGATGTTATCGGAGCTTATGTACCAACTAAGGAAATGGGGGGAGGCAGCGGACTCAAGTACGCAGCGTCTACGATCATTTATCTCAGCAAAAAGAAAGAAAAGGATGGAACGGAAGTGGTCGGCAATATTATCAAGGCTAAGACTGCTAAATCGCGTTTGAGTAAAGAAAATAAAGATGTTGAGATTCGTCTGTTTTATGATGAACGCGGTCTGGATAGATATTATGGATTACTTGAACTCGGTGAGATTGGTGGTTTGTGGAAAAATACAGCAGGACGCTATGAAATTGAAGTTGAGGGAGAAACCAAAAAAGTCTATGCAAAACAAATCATGAAAGAACCTGAAAAATATTTTACTGAAGATGTGATGCAAAAACTTGATGGTATTGCAAGAGAAGAATTTAGTTATGGATCTTAATTCCGTTCCATTATTTCCAATTCCTATAGGCATTGTTAACTTTGGAAAACAAAATCATGAATTAAATATCAAACTTGTCGAAGATACTTTAATTGAGCAAAACAAAGATCCATCTGGTGAGGATCATAGTAACGTTGGTGGTTGGCATAGCAAACCAGATTTAGAAAATAAATATGAAAGTTATTCTGAGTTGTGTTCAATTCTGACTAAGTGTGGTGATTTGTATTGTAAACAGCACGGATATAAAACTGGATTAGTTTGTACTGATTTATGGGCAAATATTAATCAAAGTGGAGACTTTAATTTTTCTCACCATCACGGAACTAGTGCTCTTGCTGGGGTTTATTATCCAATAGAATCTATTCAAGGTGAGGATTGGAAATTTAATTATACTAAAGGAAATCCCATTAAAGCAGGTACTTGGGATAATATCAATGGTGGATCTTTAGTTTTTCAAGACCCTTCATATGGATTAAAAGTACATCTATTGAAAGATAAACCTTCTCCATATAATCTAGATTTTTATCACTTATATCCAACTCCATCTATATTGGTTTTATTTCCAACATATCTTATTCACACAGTTCTTCCTTTTAGAGAAAATAAGGTTAGAATGAGTATATCATTTGCTTTTAACTATGGAAAAAATTGAATTTTTAATTTTAAGAAATCTCCTCTATAATGAAGAATATATCCGTAAAGTGTTACCTTTTATAAAATCTGAGTATTTTGAAGATCAAAATCAGAAGATTGTTTTTGAAGAAATTCTTGATTTTGTTTCCGAATATAATAGCTTAGCAACTAAAGAAGTTCTTTGTATCGAAGTAGAAAAACGTAAAGACATTAATGAAACTTCTTTTAAGGAAATACTTCAATTGATTTCTTGTTTGGAAGATGTGCCTGTTGAAATGAACTGGTTAGTTTCAACAACAGAAAAATGGTGTCGTGATCGAGCAATTTATCTTGCTCTTATTGAAGCCATTCACATTGCTGACGGTAAAGATGAAAAGAAAAATCGTGATAGCATTCCTTCTATTCTTTCCGATGCTCTTGCTGTAAGTTTTGATAATCATATCGGTCATGATTACTTGGAAGACTACGAACAACGATATGAATCTTATCATAAAAAGGAGGATAAAATTGAATTTGATCTTGATTACTTTAATAAAATCACGAAAGGTGGTCTCCCTAACAAAACTCTCAATATCGCTCTTGCTGGTTGCGTTCATCCAGAAACCAAAGTTAGAATTAGATTTAAAATAAATAAAAGCATAGTGTAAAAAAAAATGGACGCACAAGATTTTCGTAGTCTTCAAGAAGCATATTTAGGAGTTTATCAAGACCTTGATGAAGAACAAGATGCAACTCCACCTAAAGGACAATCAAAGTATGATCGTAAGGCACCTGCTGGTTATATGAATACTAGAAAATCAACCTTACAACAAATGTCCTCAAGAGAAAAAAAAGCATGGAACGATAGAGGAATTGGTGAAGAAGTGGATATTTACGACATCATCCTCTCACATCTTCTTGATGAGGGATATGCAGAAACTATAGAATCTGCACAAGCAATTATGGTAAATATGAGCGAAGAGTGGAGAGAGAGTATTGTTGATGAAATGCTTGGTGAAGGTTGGAAAACTGAACTTGCAAAAAGAGCATTAAAAAAAGTTGGTAAAGAAGTAAGGAATTCCGATGCTTATAAAAAAGCAAAAAGATTTGCTGTAACAACGGCACTTGGAGCAATAGGGGTTCCTTTAATTAGTTAATTTCTAACTTTAGAATTTGGTGCTGGTTCTCCAGTTCCAAACTTCCAACCTTCATTTAGTTTAATATCAATATCTTCTGGTAATATTCTTTTCCATCCTTTTGTTCCTGGTAAGTGCATTACTTTTTTACCTTTGTGTGCTTTTCCGCCAAGAGATGCTCTTTCTTTTCTCCCTTGATTGGACGCCCAGTAATTAAATTCTTTGGATGCTCTTTGCTTTCCTCCAAGTGATGCTCTTTCTTTTCTTCCTTCTTCTGTGCTCCAATAGTAAAAGTTTTTAGTGTTGTTTTGTAAGTATTCTTGTTTTTGTGTTTCTATTCCTTTAGACATCCATTCTCTTCTTTCTTCTATTGGTGTGGAAAACAAACCAATTTCATTATCTCTACAAAACTCTCCTGTTATTCTTCTGTGTTGTGGAGATAAGTTTGCTCCTAACATTTTCATAGACCTTAAATCATTTGGATTTTTGTATATTTTCCATAACAAATAATGTGCTATGATATGTTCTCTAACATTTAAATATGTAAGGTTACAGTCTTTATCTGTCCCTCCCATATGTTTAGGAACAATATGATGTTCGTGTAATCCAGAATATTTTTTATAGTCGTCTTTCCTTGACTTATTGCTGTCGCATAAGTTAGAATAGATACGATCAAACATTCCCTGTCCCTGCTAATACTATTATTTATATAAAATGTGGATTGAAAAAGAAACATCAATTGCTGAAATCAAAACATTACTTGATAATGGATATGAGGTAGAAGTTGATTCACCCGATGGATATGTTCCTGTTAATTTTTTCATTAATAAGGGAATGTATGATGAATATGTTTTAAAGGTTGATGGATATGAACCAATCAAATGTAATGCAGATCATTTATTTGAAACATCTTTTGGATGGATGAAAGCATCTCATCTTTATGAAAAATACCAGATAATGCATTTTCTAACGGAAAATGGATATAAACTTGGTAGTGTATTTAAAACAGGAAATCAAATACCTATTGTGGATATTAATGTAAATCATCCAAATCATAGGTATTATACTAATGGTATTTCTTCTCATAATACTGGAGTTGGAAAATCTTTGTTTATGTGTCACGTAGCAGCATCAGTTCTTCTCCAAGGACGGAACGTTCTGTACATTACGTTGGAAATGGCAGAAGAACGTATTGCTGAAAGAATTGATGCAAACCTCTTGAATGTTCCTATTCAAGATATTGTGAATCTTCCTAAACAGATGTTTGAAAATAAGGTAAATAATCTTGCAAAAAAGACGCAAGGAACTTTAATTATTAAAGAGTACCCAACTGCTTCTGCACATGCTGGACATTTCAAGTCGCTTCTTAACGAACTTTCTCTTAAGAAGTCATTTCATCCAGACATTATTTTTATTGATTATCTGAATATCTGTGCTTCTAGTAGATACAAAGGAAACAGTAATATCAATTCATATACATTTGTGAAAGCCATTGCAGAAGAACTTCGCGGTCTTGCTGTAGAGTTTAATGTTCCAATCGTCAGTGCGACACAAACGACTAGATCTGGTTTTGGGTCATCTGACATAGAATTAACTGATACTTCTGAGTCTTTTGGTCTTCCTGCTACTGCTGACTTGATGTTTGCTCTTATCAGTACTGAAGAATTGGAGGGACTGGGACAGATTCTTGTAAAACAACTGAAGAATCGTTATAATGATCCAACCATTCATAAGCGTTTTGTACTTGGAATTGATAGAGCAAAAATGCGTCTTTATGACTGCGAACAATCTGCTCAGGAAGATATTCTTGACAATGGAAAGGATGAAGAGTATGATTATGAAGAAAGAAAACCCAAAAAATCATTTGAAGGATTTAAATTCTAATATGACACAAGTTATTGATACGAACAAATATATTGAATTCGTTCGTCAAACCACAAGTCCTGCTAGTAGTGATTTTGCTACTTTGCTTACTCGTATGACTGAACTTGAAGCAAGTACTGACGCTGATGTTCCTCGTCTTCTGACCGCTGCTCTTGGTATGAGTGCTGAAGCAGGTGAGTTTACTGAAGTTGTCAAAAAGATTTTTCTTCAGGGCAAACCTTATAATGAAGAAAATGCTTTTCATCTAAAGCGTGAACTTGGAGACATCTGTTGGTATCTGTCTCAAGCATTTATGGCACTTGATACTAACTTCGAAGAGATTCTCAAGATGAACTATGAGAAACTGAGTGCTCGTTATCCTGAAGGGAGTTTTGATGTTTATCGCTCTGAAAATCGTGTTGAGGGAGATCTATGAGTAAAGTAACTCTTAAACTTGATGTAAAATCGGCACTTGAAGTTCTTCAAGTCCTTGATGGTGCGACTGCTGGATATAGTGTAGAATTTGCGCCAGAAAGAATTGTAAGACTTCGTGAAGTAATGAATCAAATTGATACTGAACTTGAAAAGGCAGTTGCATGATTGAAACCTCCTTCGGGAGGTTTTTATTTTTATAAATAAAGTTATTAGAACCTTAAATTTATAAAAATGGATTCAAAAATTCTAAGAGAGTGTGTAACTGCATATCATGCAGTTTATAATCAAAATCTTCGTGAGGAACTAGAAGAAAAACAAGATTTTGAAAATTGGATAAATTCACTTGTAGAAGAAGATTATGACTTGAGTGAATATACTTGGGCAGAACTTTATGAAGCATATGTTGAAGAGGAAAGAGCACCTGGAGTCAAGGCATATCGCCCAAATCCAACTCAAGCAGAAATCAGAGCAGGAGAAAAAAAAGCAGCACAAAAAAAGGTAGCATCTGCAAAAGGTCAGAGTGGTTATGGTCCAGAAGATAAGTTTAAGGATTGGAAAGATAGAGCAACACCATCTTCAGCACTTAAGAGAAAAGGTGGTGAAACTGAAACTGTTTCGCAAAGAATGGACCGTGAAAAGCCTTATGGAAAGAGAATGACGGGTCAAATGGCAAGAGAGTATGGAAGCCGTCATGCTGCAGAAGTTACTCGTGTTGTAAAAGGTGCTGGTGAACCACAAGCAGTTACTTATCCAAGAAAAAAATCAAAACTCTCAAGGGAGATTATTCGTAAAGAACAAGTGGATATCTACGACATCATCCTTTCACACCTTCTTGATGAGGGTTATGCGTCTAACGTAGAATCTGCAGAAAGAATCATGATTAATATGAGCGAAGATTGGATTGCAAGTATTCTTGGTTGATATTAAATAAAATAAATTTATATCCCCTCTTTCTAAATAAAAGAAAGGGGGATTTTTTTTATGGCGGGAGAGAGGGGGTTTGCCTATGAAAATCATATTTTCAAGACTTTATTGGAAGAAGGATTAACAAATAATTCTTATAAACCAGCTTCTTCTAATACTATTAAACCAGACACAGCTTTTTCTGTGAATGGTAAATTTTATAATTTAGAAATAAAACTAAATCTTGATGCAGATTTTGGACAAGGTACTTTGAGATATGATTTTAATAATAAAAAATGGATTTGTTATGCGGAAAATTTAAAAATGAAAGAATTGTTAGATTATTATGAAGTTGATAAGTTTGCAAACAAAGAATGGACTAAAATTCCAAATAAGGTTGGTAAGAATGATATTGGAGCAAAACCTAGGGTTTTGACGCAAAAAGAAATTGCAGAGGATAGAAAAAATTTTCCTGATAAATTTTTATCTCTTAGGGGAAGAAATCCAATATCGGAATATTACAATAGTAAAGATATTTACTACATTCAGATTGGAGAAATGCACGGATTTTATTATCTCGGAAAAGATAAAGCAAAACTTGGTGTTCCTGAGTTTAACCCAAGAGATCAAAAACTAAGAATAAGGAGAAAAGGAAGTGGTGGAGGTAATTATAGATTTACTACTTCGCTTGTGATAAACACTTCAATTCCAAAATCAAATTATGATTTAGATTTAAATTTAAATTTTATCTTAAATGCAAGTCGTTAATAAATACTTAGAAACCATATAGAATGAAAAGTTTTTCTAAATTTTTACTGGAAGCAAAAGAAACAAGAGCATCGGAGCAAGCGAAAAAGCTTGGTCTTGTTGGAGACGGTCACGGAGATTGGTACAACTCTCAAGGAGAGTTTGTAGCAAAAACTGTTGGGGGAAAACTTGAGTTTTTTAATAAAGGACAAAGAGTAGGGCAAAGAGATATTCCACCAAAAGCTGGTGCAACCAAACAAGTAGCAGCACAACCATCACAACAACAGCAAGTAGCAACTCAGCAAATTCTTCCTCAACGGGCAGGAACTAAACCTCAAGAAGAATTGCCGGGAGAGGATGAATTTTTAACAGTGGTATTTGGTTGGTTTAATCCTCCAACAAAAGAACATAAGAAATTATTTGATACTGCTAAAAGAGTTTCTTTGGGTGGAGAGATTAGAATATATCCTTCAAGAACTCAAGATTCTAAAAAGAATCCATTGACTCCAAATAGAAAGATATATTATTTGAAAATGATGTATCCCAAGTTTAAAGATGATATTGTGAATAATCCAGAAATGAAAACTATATTTGATGTTTTAATCGCGGCAAATGAAGATGGATATTCAAATGTAAATATTGTAGTTGGTTCAGAAAGACAATCTGAAGTTCAAAATTTAGCTAATAAGCATAACGGCAAAATATATCAATTTAAAGAAATAAAAGTAGTCCCTACTGGAGGGTTTGATGGTGAAAAAGATATTTCTGGTATTTCTTCAGGAATGATGAGAAAAAATGCAGCAGATAATAATTTTAGAGAATTTAAAAGAGGAATTCCTAAAAATATTGACGAAGTGGATGCTAGAAAACTTTTTAATGAACTTAGAAAGGCAATGGGATTTAAGGAAAATGTGAAAGAAAATTATAATCTTTGGGAAATTGCCCCGGAATTAGACTATAAAAATTTAAGAGAAAACTATATTCGTAATAAAATTTATAGAATTGGTGATACTATTGAAAATATGAATACTGGATTGGTAGGAAAAGTTATTCGTAGGGGAACTAATTATTTAATTTGTGTGACCGAAGAAGATGTAATGTTTAAGTCTTGGATTAAAGATGTAAAAGAATATACTGAAGTTCAAATGGATAGTCCAATGAGAGACAATAAACACCCTAATACTCTTGTTGGAACTTTAGGTGCCTTTAAACATTATGCTTCACTAACTCCAGGAGCAATTGGAACAAATAAACAAAATCTCCAAAAAGGAGGTAAGGCATATGGAGTTAATTTTATAAATAAGTATAAGGCAAAAAAAGCAAGTACTTATTAAAATGAAGTATAATACTTTAGAAAATATTGTTAGAATTGTAGAAGCGAAAAAAGCAAAACCAGATTACCTTGATTTTGATGGTGATGGTAATGAAAAAGAACCTATGAAAAAGGCTATAAAAGATAGAAAAAAGCAACCTGTAAAAGAAGCCCTAATAGGGAAGCAGCATAAAATTGATGTTGCTGCTCCGTATGGAAAGTTAACCTCTCAAGATTTTAAACAACTTCGTAAAGGAAAAGGAAACCCCGTAAAAGAAGGATTCTCAAATTGGAGAGAAGACCTTTCTGAAGTAGTGAGTGCTATTGATAAGGATAAAAACGACCGAAAAATTACTGAAAAGAAAGTAAATAATAAAATCAAAATTAATCCAAATATTGGTGAGGCAATAGAAGAACTTGGTGGAACTCTTCTTGAGATGATTGAAATTGATGAAGTTGATTATATTGTTGAGAGTGTTTATGATGAACTGCTTGAAGAAGGTTATGATGAAGATGATATTGAAGAGGCGCTTGAGTATGCATTGACTGAAGCAACGGTCACTTATGGACATGATACTGATGGACCAGTAGAGAAAAAAAAAGGCACTCGTCATTTAGTTAAAGCGGTAGGAAGACTTGCAAGACAAAAACTTTCTAGTAAAGTTCGTGGTGCTAAGAGTGCGGCAGCAAGTGTGATTGCATCGGGAGCAAGAAAGGTTGCTAAAGGTGCATTAGGTGTTGCACGCAAAATGGAAGGTGATAAGAAACCAAGTACAGCACACACCAAATCAAGGTCAGCATCAACTTATCGTGGCGCTGGAGTAGGAACAAAGGAAAGAGTGAGTAGTGGTTCTTATACTGCTCCATCAAAATCTGCGTCTCCAAAACCAAAGGCCCAAAAAATTGAAGATCCTTGGAGTGGGTCTGCAACAACTCCACCAAAAGCAAAAAAACAAGAAAGCATCAAAACAAAAACTACAACTTCAAAATCTCAAAGAAAACAACTTTATCGTGACATTCTTGCTGATGTCTCTGGGATTAGTGATGAAGAAAGAAGAAGAGCTGCTGCTAAGAGAAAACAAACTACTGGCACAACTAATGAAGAATATGTGGTTGAAAAAACTTTAACCTCTGCGGAGACAAAAGAAAAGGAAAGAATTGTAAAGTCTATGAAAGACAGAGCAGCGGACTTTGAGAAAAGATATCCTGGTCGCGGAAAAGAAGTAATGTATGCTACCGCAACAAAAATGGCAAAAAGAATAGCAGAGAGTTATATTGATGAGGCAAAACTTCCTAGATCTGAAAAAAAGTCAAAGAAAGCAGAAAAACTTGCTGGACCAAAAAGACCAAAGCATTTAGTTCAACTTGATTTAGATCAAGCTGCACTTAGAGAAGTTGGGAAAAAAAGACTAAAAGATCCTGAGACTGGTAAAAAGAAAACTACAAAAGTTGAACCAGCAAAAATTAATGTTAAGGGTTCGGGTGGAGAAACTGTAAGAACAGTATCTACCGGAGACTTTCATAAAGAAAAGTTAGGTAAGGGTGAAACTATGGACTTTTCGCCATTAAGAAATCCAGAGAAATTTAAGCAAACTACAAAAGCAAACAAAAAAGTAATTAATAAATCTAGAGGTGCAGTTGTTGAGCCAAATACTGCAAGAGGTGCTTTTAGAAGTGAAGAAGTTTCTTTATCTGAAGATAAAGGAAAAGTTGCTAATAAAAGTATAGTTCAGCACTTAAAGAATCTTGGTTATAATAAAAAGCGTGGAATTACAATGAAAGCAGGGCACTTTACTGGAGATATGCCTGGTTCAGGATCTCCCGGTAAAAAACTGATTGCAACTAAAAGAGATATTGAAAAGTATAAACCACAAAAAGTTTCTCACATTGATGATGACCCAAAAAATTTAGAACCATTAGAAAAGCACAGACAAGAAACCCAAGGTAAAAAAGGAAAAACTAGAGGTTCTGATCCAAAAATTCATACTCAACATGTTGGTAGTTACCGTAAGAGAGGTGAAAGTAGATCTGAACCTAGAGAACATGGTGGAGTCAGAAGATTTAGTGGAGTTAGAGACCCAGGAAATATTACTGCACCAAAAACAACCAAGCAAATTCAAAGAGCACGTAAAACTGCAAGAAAAGGTATGGGTGAGGCAGTTGAACCAATTAAATCAAAAGACAAGCAACAAAATCCATCAGCAATAAATCAAGTTTTACAAGCCAAGGCAAAAGCAGATGCTGCAGAAAAAGAATTAGCTATAAAGCAAAAAAATGCCTCACATAAAGGAGTTAATTTATCCTCTATTTCATCATAAATTAACTAAATAGTTTTATAATATTTTTAGGAGGTCATTATGTCTTTAGGAGCACTTCTTGCATTTTATAAAGCAAACGAGGCAGCAATTCTTACTATTCTTTTAATTCTTTCTGAGTTTTTAGGTGCAAATCCAAAAGTTCAGGCAAATGGAATTCTGTCTTTTATTCTTCAGCAAGTTAGAAAAAAAGCAATTGATGGTGGGGCAAAAGATCCTACTCCCTGATTAAATATCATAGTATAAACTTTATAGAGACTTCTTTATGAGGTCTCTATTTTTTATAAATATTCATATCAAATAATTTTTACGGGAAAAAACATGGCACTCTGGGGAAATAATGATGCTAAAGGATCTGGAGGTACAGTATCACTCAATCTTACTAATGGGGTATGGACTGTAACTGGATCTGGAACAACTTTTGGTCAAGTAGGTGCTGCTGCTACTGGAGATGTAATTCGTTTTGGATCAAGAACTGGGACTTATTATGGTGATGCCGTAATTGTTGGAATTGCGAGCACAACACAACTTTCGATTGCTTCTACTTCTAATTTAAGCAGTACGGCAATTTCTGGGGTTCAGTTTGACATTAGTGAACTTCCAAAGTATGTAACACTTGATCCTGCATATAGTCAATATAATATTCAAAACAATCCATCACAAACTTCAATTGTTGTTACAACTTCTGTTGCTGCAACTGCAAATATTGGAACTTCTATCGTTGCCGTTGCTTCAACTACTGGAATTATAATTGGGGACACTTTTGCAAGTGGTGGAATTACAACTGCCGTTACGTCGATTGGTGCAACCACGGTTTCTTTTGCGTCTACAATTGGAAGTTCTCTTGCAAGTGGAACTGCAGTAAATATTAGTAGATTGAGTGGAACTTACCGCAGAAGTGTTTCTGGTGTTTCTACTGATGGAACAAATGCTGCTGTAACTACTAAGTATAAATTGACACATGCAGGATGGGTTGGTGTTACTACTTATATTGATTCTAGTGGTACTTTAAGAGTTAAAACGGAAACCCTTGTAGCAATGTCTGGAATTGCAACTGGCAATCTTCCGATTTATCCACCTGCTTGATAGTTTATGATTTTTAATGAACTGAACGAGGATAATTTTCTCTTATTTGCTATTAAAAATTATGAAAATCCTCAAGCAGTTACTAAGGAAGATTTTGAAAAAGATTTAAATCATTTCAAATATATTAAAAGATTGTTAAAAAGATATAAAAGAGAAGGTGAACTAAAAACTCACCTTCTTCTAAATCACTTTATTATTCTTTATAATATTTTTGGAGAAGCAACTACTCCGATGTTGTTTTTTAAAATTGAAAAAGATTTGTGGTCATCTTTAAAATCTTTTATTATTTTTCTTGGAAGATTACCAGAATATCCAAAATCAAGCATTCATGATATTCAAGTTGATATTAATTGTTTAAAAGAACTTTACAAAATCTACAATGAAAAAGAAGAAGATTGATATAGTAATTGAAGCATTTCGTAATTATATAAATTTGAAAGAGGAAATGATGACTACGCAGAGTTCTCCCGGTAAACCTGGATTTAGTGCAGATGCTGATGATAAAGGTCCAGTTGCTGGTAAAAGTCCCAAAATGGTTTTTTTAGCAAGAAAATTTGTTAAAACATATGCAAAGGGTGGACCTGGATCTCGTAAAAAATGGTTAGATTATTTAAAAAATAAATAATATTAAAACTACCTGAGTTGTTTGTTCTGTAGTGTGAGAATAATAACTCATAGCGCAAATGTTCAATTCAAATACTTCTGCAGATACTAAAATTGCTGTTCTTGAAGAAAGACTTTCTTCTTATGAAATTATGTTGAAAAAAATAGATGAAGCAATACAAATAATGGGTAAAAGTAGTCAAAATATTAGTAAAATGCTGGCTGTTCATGAAGAAAGAATAGAGCAGTGTCATAGGTCAGATGATTATATTGGTAGACTGATTGAAGAATTAAAATCAGAAAATAAAGATTCTCATGAATCTGTAGCAGATAGAATTGAAAAAGTAGAAAGTAAATTAGAAGAATTTGTAAAATTTCGTTGGATAATAGTTGGAATCTTTGCAGTTGTTTCTTTTGGATTTTCACAGTCTCATATGGTTGTAGATTTTTTAACTCCAGACATTCCTCAACAACAAATAGTCAAATAAATAATTCTGTGTTGGCATATAATGCCAATGAAAATTAAGAACAGAACAACAATTTATTACCTTCAAAAAATTACAAACTCAGTTATAAAATGGACTGGAACTATGACTAGTTTGTGCATTGACAAAACCAAGTAATGTGCTAGAATATATGGACTCATTAAGGTTTGGTTATGGATTTTGTTGATGTTAAATACATCAATTTGATTTCTGGAAGATTTAAAAAATTCAAAAAAGTAAAACATAATCTTTATAATTTTCGGTGCCCTATTTGTGGGGATTCTCAAAAAAATAAAAATAAGGCAAGAGGATATCTTTATCAAGTAAAAAATAATACAAATTATAAGTGTCATAATTGTGGTATTAATGTTTCATTTAACAATTTCTTGAAGCAAATTGATGTTGTAATTCATAAGCAATATATTTTTGAGAAATTTAAAGAAGGGAATACTGGAAAAAACTTTACTTCTGATGAACCAGTATTTAAATTTGAAGCACCAAAATTTAATCCAAAATTAGATTTACCCAAAGCAAGTTTAAATTCGCAGGCAAAAAAATATCTGGAAAGTAGAAAACTAAACCCAGATAACTATTATTACACTGAAAAATTTAAAGAATGGACCAACTCTCTTCAACCAACATTCGATAGCATTACTGTAGATGAACCTAGGATTATTATTCCTCTGTTTTATCAAAATAAGTTTATCGGATTTCAGGGAAGAGCACTTGGTTCTAGTAAAGTAAAATACATTACTATAATGTTAGATGATGAATCACCAAAAATCTACGGTCTCGATAAAATTGAAAAGAAAAAAACTGTTTACATCACAGAAGGTCCATTTGACTCAGCATTTATTTCAAACTCAATTGCTCTTTGTGGAGCTGATGGTGATGTTAGCAAGTGGGGCATTAGCAATCCTGTTTGGATATATGATAACGAACCACGTAATGCAGAAATCCTCAATCGAATCGCGAAGTGTATTGATAACGGAGAAAAAGTAGTTATTTGGCCATCGTCTATCAAAGAAAAAGACATCAATGATATGGTTTTATTTGGACTAGATGTTCAGTCTGTGATAGAATTAAATACTTATTCTGGTTTAGAAGCAAAACTTAAATTTACTACCTGGAAGAAAATATGAGCAATGGAACAAAAGTAGTTAAAAGAAATGGTCGTGTAGAGTCTCTTAATCTTGAGAAGATGCACATCATGGTTGAAGAGGCATGTAGTGGACTTGCAGGGGTCTCTGCGAGTCAAGTTGAGATGACATCTGGTATTCAATTTTATGATGGAATTTCGACAAAAGAAATTCAAGAAATTCTGATTCGTAGTGCAAGTGATTTGATTGATTTAGATCATCCAAATTATCAGTATGTTGCTGCTCGCCTGCTTCTGTTTGCAGTTCGCAAACAACTTTATGGGAAGATGCGAGAACTTCCCAATCTTGAAGAGCATATCTACAACTGTGTAAATGCACGGGTATATGATAATGAGATTTATCAGAAATATTCCAAAGAAGAAATTGAAAAAGCTAATTCTTACATTGATCATGACCGTGACTATCTTTTCACTTATGCGGGTTTACGTCAGGTCGTTGATAAGTACCTCGTGCAGGATAGAAGCACTGGAGGTGTATATGAAACTCCGCAATTTATGTACATGATGATTGCTCTGACTATCTTTGCAGAGTATCCAAAGCAAACAAGAATGTCATATGTAAAGAGGTATTATGACGCAATCTCCAAGCACAAAATCAACATTCCAACTCCCATCATGGCAGGAGTGCGAACACCACTTCGACAATTTGCTAGTTGTGTTCTTGTTGATGTTGATGACACCCTCGATTCTATCTTTAGCAGTGATATGGCTATTGGCAGATATGTCGCACAAAGGGCGGGAATCGGTATCAACGCAGGTCGCATCAGGGGCATCAACTCTAAAATTAGAGGTGGAGAAGTTACACACACAGGTGTTGTACCGTTTCTCAAAAAATTTGAAGCGACTGTCCGTTGTTGCACACAGAATGGCATCCGAGGTGGGTCCGCAACGGCCCACTTCCCCATCTGGCACCAAGAAATAGAAGACATTCTTGTTCTTAAAAATAACAAGGGAACGGAAGATAATCGTGTCCGTAAACTTGATTATTCCATCCAAATCAGTAAGTTGTTCTATGAAAGATTTATTCAAGACGGTGAGATCACGCTTTTCTCCCCACATGATGTACCTGGACTTTATGATTCTTTCGGACTCCCTACTTTTGATGATCTCTATCTTTCATATGAAAAAGATCCGTCCGTTCCGAAAAAGACTATTAAAGCACAAGAACTCATTCTTAACCTTCTCAAAGAACGTGCCGAAACGGGTCGCATTTACATTATGAATATTGACCATTGTAATTCTCATAGTTCCTATAAGGACCAAATTACAATGAGTAATCTTTGTCAGGAAATTACTGAACCAACAACTCCAATTCAACATATTGATGATGATAATTATGCAGAGATTGCTACTTGTATTCTTTCTGCAGTTAATGTTGGTAAAGTAAAATCAGATGAAGAATTGGAAGAACTATGTGATCTTTGTGTTCGTGCTCTAGATGAAATTATTGATTATCAACATTACCCAGTAAAAGCAGCAGAAAACTTCACAAAGCGCCGTCGTTCTCTTGGTATAGGTTTTATCGGACTTGCACACTACTTAGCAAAACTTGGATTCAACTACGACTCTCAAGAGGCATGGGATGCCGTTCATGGACTTTCTGAATCATTCCAGTATTATCTTCTGAAAGCATCCAATCAACTTGCTAAGGAAAAGGGTCATTGTGAATATTTTGGGCGCACTAAGTATGCTGATGGAATTCTTCCGATTGATACTTATAAAAAAGACGTAGACGAAATTTCATCCATCACACTTCAACATGATTGGGAAAATCTTAGAGCATCCATCTTGGATCACGGTCTCAGGCACTCAACACTGTCCGCACAGATGCCATCGGAGAGCAGTTCCGTTGTGTCAAATGCGACAAATGGGATTGAACCTCCCCGTGGATTCTTGTCCATTAAAAAGTCAAAGAAAGGACCACTTAAGCAGATTGTTCCGCAATATCAAACTCTTAAGAATGCTTATACGCTTCTTTGGGATATGGAGTCCAATCGTGGTTATATTAATATTGTTGCTGTGATGCAGAAATTCTTTGACCAAGCAATTTCGGGGAACTGGTCTTATAATCCAGAGAATTATCCCGACAATGAAGTTCCTGTGTCAGTGATGGCACAAGACTTTTTGAATTGTTATCGATATGGTTGGAAAACAGCATATTATCAAAACACTTATGATATTAAAACTGATGAAGTAGTTGAGGATAAACCTAATCTCCAATCACTCCTCCAAGAACTTTCTGGTGCTGAAGAGGAAGATTGCGAAAGTTGTAAAATTTGACGAAAAGGTTTTTATGACTGAAACTTGGTATCTTTTATTTGCTGGAACAAGTGTTGATGGAATGGGTGATGGGAATTATGTTGGTCGCACAACAGATAAATTAGTAGCAAAAAAGCACTGGGATGAATGTAGAAGTAATCCTTATAGTGTAGGTAAAGTGATTGTAGTTACAAACACAAAGCATAAACGAATTGTTTTTGATTATGAATGGGAAAACTTATGAAACTCACTAAAATTATTTTTTGATTTTGGATGTTTGATTATGAAAACCAAATATTTTGGAGAGTTAAATAGAATGTGTAAGTTAAGTTCAGTAGAGGAGGGAGAGTGTGAATCCTGTGCAGTTTAAAATTTCTAAAATGGAAGAAACTACCGATATTAAGGGAATGACAGTTTTTAATACTGAAAAGGTTGATACCAAAAAACAACCAATGTTTTTTGGTAAACCTCTAGGGGTTCAAAGATATGATTCATACAAATATCCAATCTTTGATAAACTTACTCAACAACAACTAAGTTATTTTTGGAGACCAGAAGAAATTTCTCTCCAAAAAGATCGTGGAGATTATCAAACATTACGATCAGAACAAAAACATATCTTTACTTCTAATCTGAAGTATCAAATTATGTTGGATTCTATTCAAGGGCGTGGACCTGGTATGGCATTTATTCCATACTGTTCTCTTCCTGAACTTGAAGCATGTATGGAAGTATGGGGATTCATGGAAATGATTCACTCACGTTCATACACTTATATTATTAAAAATGTTTATTCTGATCCTAGTGAGGTGTTTGATACCATTATTGGTGATGAGCGTATTCTGGAGCGTGCTAAGAGCGTTACAGAGTCTTATGATAACTTTATTCAATCAGCACAAGTTTATGGAACTTCCGAACAATGGAAGCATCAACTTGAAGGAGTCTCATACGCAAAGGAATCACTCAACGATATTAAAAGAAAACTGTACAGAGCAGTCGCAAACGTTAATATTCTTGAAGGTATTCGCTTCTACGTTAGTTTTGCTTGTAGTTTCGCCTTTGGTGAACTTAAGCTTATGGAAGGATCCGCTAAGATCAT